TGTGCCAACCTGCATATGTGCTCTAACACCAATGCGATGTGGGGGGCGACGATCCTTGTAAGCATACAACGTCACGGGACCAAATTCATATGGATCGTATGGAATAAATTTTACAACTGCTTGTGTTTTTTCTAATTTTTTATTTTTAAACCCTTTTTTAATATCAAAATTAGATTTGACTAAATTGGCAACAGCAGTAATAAAATCTTCCCACTCCATAAACTCTGGGCGACCATTATCATCGCGTTCTGGTTTTGGTTCATTATACAGTTCTGTAATATTACTTTCACTAACAATGCCCATTGCTTTTAACATAGCACGAGCAACTACACGATCTTTTTCTTTTTCTACTTCTGGCAACTGTGCATAAGTTTGTTGGGCAAGCGCATAACGCTTCTTTTTCTTGTCGGGAATAGTTGGTGTATCTAACTGCAACTTACCCATATAATCAGACATAGCAGTCTTGTTCCAACCATCGTGGATAGCACTTGCAATTGCGTCTATATCAGTAATGCCACTATCAATCATGCGCTTTGCAGCGGTAGCACTTTCAATGTTTGCTAACCAACCAAAGTTATTGCCAGGAGTAGATAAACCATAGTGATAAGCATCATCAAGTGCTTTATCACTGATATGTGCAAGTTGTTCTACTGATAGGCTTTCGGTGATAATGCTTTCAGAGATAATACTTTCACTAAATCTTTCATTTTCTCTTGGGTCTTCTGGTAAACTCATACCAAGACGAACAGTTTGAAATAGTGTTTTGCCATTAACTAAAATATTTGGAGGAACACGAGTTGCGCGTTCAAATGCTTCTGCATCACCACTCTTCGCTGCTTCACGAGCATTGGTAGCACTCGTTAAACGAGGACTTTCCATAAATGTAAGCGGATTGAAATTATAGAAACCATGCTCTACTTGTTTTCCGTTATAATCTTCCAAGACCTTTCGCATCTGTGGCATATCGTCTTCGCCAGCCACAAAAGTGGCGCTGCGGAAGCCTTTGTCATAAAGATATGCGGCTGCTTGTAGGAATGTTTTGATGTTGGGGTCTTCAACTAAATGTCCTTGAACTTGTGGATAAAGCGCCTTTATCCAATCTAATTTTTGTTGATATGTAAGTGGATTCTTTTTAGGTTCGTGAGTTTTGCTTAAAAATAAAGCCCAAGAACCACTCTTGGCAACGGTTTGAAGTGTTTTGATTAAACCTTCATGTCCATAATGTGGTGGATTCATGCGACCAAATGAGAAAGAAACATGCGGTCCAACAGCTTCGGTAAAGTTTGTGCGAGTGGTTAATGTCATAATACTATCCAGATAAAATATTTATCGGTATAATCAAACATGCAATGATATGTAAGCTTGGTAAAATTTGCTTACTAAATCACGGTTAAAATCATCATAACCTAAATCATCATATAAATCTTCTATTCTTTTTAAAAATTTATCTTCTTCAAAGATATCTGCATAACTCATGGTATAATCAATTTTATATTCAGAAAATGAATCAATATATTCAAAATATTTGTCATCTGTCCAGTTTGATTTATAATTTTTTAAATTAATTACTGTTGGATCATCTTTCAACAATCTTGCGTTTATCATAAAATCAACGAAATCAGTTAACAATAAAATTTTTGAGTTTGGAAAATGATTCAATACTCTTTTTAAACTAATGTTATCGTGTGCAACTATAAAAAAATTTATTTCTTCTTGATTTGATAAGAGTTTTACTTCGTCTTTAACAATTTCATTGGATAGTTCTTCTTCGCAAAATGATCCAGATGCCCAATTAAAAAGTTGAACACATCCATATTCATAATTACCCCATCTGTTCATATCATTTTTGGAAGGCAAACTGTTTAATGCTGTTTTTAATTTAAAATTATAATAAGGTTCTTTATCTAAATTTTTTGAATTTAAATCTTCTTTCACAAGATAATTGTCTTGGAATGTAGCATATTTGCTCAGTGCTAAACAATTTATCAGAAACTTTCCACCTGCAAATCGTGGATAACAAACTATAATTAGCTTGTTTGTATTAAAATTTAATTGGGCGTCCATCGGTGCCTTGGTACAAGTTTAATGTTAGGTTCACCATAGTTTACATAACCTTCACCACCACGCTGACCTTTAGTAGTTTGCTGTATGTCGCCACTTTCACTATCTAACTGATCAATAATTTGATTCTTGACCGTGCGTAAGTTTTCTAATACCGCAAATGTAGCAATAAAACCTCGTTGGTTTTGCTTAATCCAATCGCCAATCTTTGCTTGCATTGGACCACTTTGTTTGCTGCTACTGTTTAACCAATTAATAAACTCATTGGCAAGATTACTTGTTTTTCCAACTTTTGCCATTTGATTATTAAAATTATATAACACACCTTTAAATCCTGCCATCTTCATAGCAGCAAGGCGTTCATCATTAAGAAAGTTATCAATTGCGCCTTTATTAGCAGCAATATACTTTTGCAAATCTTGTAAATTCTTTGTATCAACCTTTACAGGATTTTGTGCATAGCGCGGTCCCATTACAATCAAACCTTGCGTTTTGTTAAATGGAGTAAAGTCATCAATAGGTTGTTGCTGATCATCGCCCATTCCAAATTGTGGAAAATAAGCATGTCCTACAACTGCTGCGGTTGCTTTTGAAATACGCTGACCAAGTTCAGTGTTAGATTTAACACTATATGTTACATTGTTTGGAGTGAATACAAATGCGCCATTTTCCTGTGGAGGACGACGCATAAACAATAAATCGCCATAAACATATCCACGAAAATCTTTGGGAGTTGCTGCTTCAAATAGTGACCATAGACTTGCATATTCATTAGCAAAGCGCATACGCTCATCTTCTTTATCAGGCGTAACATTGCCAGTACTCATAATAAACTTTACAAGTTCACTTGGTGAACGGCTTTTGCCACTTTCATTTGGTTTTAACCAACCATTGTGACCAACCATGATGAAACTTCCATCAGGCTCACGGCCCCAATATACTTGCGGCTTACCGTCCCATTTCCATCTAATGGTCTGTGGGTTGTTTGCAAGTTCGCTAAGGCGAGCAACAGCAGTTTCAGCACCACTGCTGCCATTAATCAACACAAGGTCTTCTACATGCTGAAAAGCACGACCAACTTTTGGGGCTTCGTTTATTATCTGTGATATGAACATCAAATATTTATAGGTTTTCTAAGAACCACATATAGGTGGGAACAGTAAATGTCATGCGCCATTCGCCATTCCATCCTAAATTTTTATAGCTGTCGGCAAGTGGAGTTTCATCATATTCTGGCAACCCATCTTTAATGTTAGTTTGTTTATGATATTTTCCAAGTGTATAAAACAAATAGTCAAGTTCAATTTCATCAATTTCTATTTGTTTAATGTTTAATATTTGATCATCAAGGATATTTCCTTGATTATCAATTGGCGTATGTTTTGGTTGTTTGTCAAGAAGGCGAATTTTAATAGTATGTTCGCCTTCTTCTAAATCACGCGCAAATGAGATTACTTTTTCCTCATTATCAGATTCTTTTTCTGAAACGACACCATATCCTGTAACTTCGTCATTTAACAATATTTCAAATTTTGGTGGATCATTGTGCCACTTACTATCTAAAATAATTTTAAATTCAACTAATTCGGTGTCGCTCATCAATTAACCTTTTTTTATTGCAGACTTGTCAACATTCTTTTTAAGGTTTAACTTAATTGGCTGAACTGCTTGAGGAGGAGCAGCTTGTGGCTGTTGTGGCTGCTGTGGATCAAGATGATGAGGTCCACCATTTGAAGTTTGGTTGAGTAGAACCTTTTTAAGTTCTTCAACATTGCCTTCGTACTTGTGGTAACCAGTATGATCAAGCTTAATGCCAGTATCAGCAAAAATCTTACCGCCTGCAAGACGCCATAGATAACAGAATGTCCAATCTTCGGAAAGATAGTTATCATCCTTGTCAATCATAGTATCAAACAAACCATACATAAGTGGTTCATACTGAGCACCAATGCCGATGTTATCACGATACTTCAATTCTGGATGAAGAGCAATCAACTGCTCAATAACATTACGCTTTACCATCATAAAACCAGTACCTAGTGTGGAAACTTCAACAAGGTCACCCATAGTAACTGGATTTGGAACAGTGTTAATAACATAACGAATTGGAATACGCTTCATTGGATATACGCCGCCGACGACATCCTGATTGGCGAGAAGAAGACGAATGATTGCTTCTGGATCAAATCCAAGATCGACGTCAATAAACATAAGGTGAGTTGCAGCCTGATTAAACAAGAATTTTGCAACAAGGTTATTACGACCACGAGTAATAAGTGATTCATTAACCATTGTATCAATAGAATAGTTAAGTCCCATCTTACCTGCAATAATACCAAACTTGATCATTGCAATAAAGGTTGCTTCATTACAAAGTCCACCATACATTGGTAAACAAAAATGAATATGTTGTTTTCTTAAAAAGTCTAGTGCCTCTGGAGGCAAGCCAAAAGTATTATCTTGTGGCGGTTGTTGATTAATTTCTTCTGTCATTGAATTCTTTCCGTTAAGTGTAGATATTATTATATATCTACCCCCAACACTATGACATAATTTTTATGTATTGTAAAGAACTTGATTGATATTACCAGAAGAAAAATTAGTAATATGAGCACGGCACCATACAAAGTTACCAGTAAAGTTAAAAAAGAAATTTCCAGTAACTGCGTTAGTACCATCGCCAACAGTAGTGGATGTAACATCAAACCAATCACTGTCGGTTGGATTTTGTAGTAAGGTTGCTTGAAATTTAATGATGCCAACAAAGTTAGTTAGTTTGTAACTGACAGTGTGAAGACCATCGGTATAACCATAATAACCATTACCTTTAAAAGCATTGCTGCTCCAAGTTGTGCTACTACCATCATATGGTGGATATGCTTGTCCCCATTCAATTTCACTTAATACAACTTGTGGTATACTTGCCATTATTATTCCGCTTTTTCAATTTCAACGATTACTTTTTCGCCTACTAGTTCCTGAACAACTGCTTCAATATTTTCAACAACATCATTACTGATAATTGTTTTTGGACTTGATTCTTTGTCAGCAACAAGTTTGCTTACTTTGATAACTAATACTTCTTCGTAGATTTTAGCCATTGATATTCTCCAATGTATTTATTCTAGGTTTGCGTCCACGCTTTTTGCCAGCGCCCTTCTTGCCGCCATCTGCTTTAATATCATAAGCAAGACCAAGACGAGTGGGTTCCATACCATCAATTTCATCAATCTTGTCAATAGGAACACTGAACTTGCGACCTGTGCGATGTGATGAAATAAACTTCATCGTGCCTTCTTCACTAATAACTTTATCTACATTAAGAAATAACAGTTTCTCAGTAGGAACTCCACCAAAGGCTGCTATTGGACACCGTGCTAGAATACGAGTCTTGCTGTTAACGATACCACGAGAAATCAAGGCTGTTGCTAATTCAATATTCATTATGTTACGCTTTCACTTTCTTTATTAATTTATAGACTTTTTTGATACCATCTTGAAACAACATATACAAGAGCGGAATATTGTCTGCACTTCTGCAATAAACACGAACTGTGCCATAGTAATAATTTGTTTCACGTTGTTTTGCAATAGTGCGAACACACCAACGGTTTAGTTCATATGGAAATGACAAGTCATCTTTGTTGTTATTAACAAACTCATACAATTCAAGTAGATTTTCTTTCTGTGTTTTTCTGCCACCATAGCCACCTGTTTGCCAACCCCAATAAGTTTCAAACTCAACCTGATAAGGAATATCTGGGTCATACCTTGTTTCACTTATTAGTTTAACATCAACTGCGATATTGTCAAGGTTTTTAATTTCAGAAATATATTGATTATTGCTTGTGGTAAATCCTTTGACTGATGCAAGCAATGATGGATCAGCAAGAATTGCATCAAGCGCAGTGGTGCTATTCGTAAAGAAACGCAAAAATGATTCTTTACGAAGACGACAGTCTGGATCAAGCTTTTTTAAGACATTTCGCATATTTCCAAAAATATTCCAATCTCTTGGAATTGCTAGTTCTACACGAAAATGATACTTTCCATACCATAGTTTGTTTTCAGTGCTAATATGCCACTTAAACAAATGGTCTCTGAATCGATCACGGTATTCAATCAGCGTTAATTCTGCTATCTCTGTCATCTTCTGCCACCAATTCTAACTTGTCACCATTTAGGTCTACTTTAATACTAGCATGATTCTTTGTCTTGTCAAACAAAATCTTCTTGGCTAGTGGAACCTTAATATGTTCGTGAATTGTGCGGTTCATCGGTCTTGCACCAAGAAGCGGATTATATCCTTTCTTGACAAGCCAATCATAGGCAGCATCAGTAACATTGAGGCTAACATTCTTGTCAGTAAGCTGTGCTTCAAGATCAGAAATGAACTTTTCAGCAATCTTACGAATAGTTTTGTTATCCAACTTGTTGAATGTAACAATCGCATCTACACGATTGCGGAACTCTGGACGAAAATGCTCTTTAACAGCATTGTCAACAGCATCGCCACGATCTTGGCTACCAAAGCCAATAGCAAGACGCTCGCTGTCAGCAGCACCAAGATTACTTGTCATAATAAGCAATGCTTGACGGCAATCTGCTCGCTTACCATTTGTACCAGTGATAAATCCTTCATCCATGACTTGCAGCAATACTTGTGCAACATCAGGATGTGCTTTCTCAATCTCGTCAAAGAGAATGATGCAATGTGGGTTCTTGGCAACTTCGCTAATCAACAGACCACCAGCAAGGTTAGCATCTTCATAACCAACATAGCCAGGAGGAGCGCCAATCAATCGTGAGATACTATGCTTTTCTTGATATTCACTCATGTCAAAGCGTAGCAGCTTCATAGCAAGCTTTTCACTTAGCTGCTTGGCAAGTTCAGTTTTACCTGTGCCAGTTGGTCCAAGGAATAGGAATGATCCTACAGGCTTGTTCTCTGCCTTTAAACCCGCTTGTGTGACCCATACACGATCAAGGACGGCATCTACTGCTGCATCTTGATTATATACCTTTGCCTTGATATCTTTGTCAAGATTAGGCATAATCTTTTGTGTATTCTCTGCACCAAGCTGAACTTCTGGAATACCAGTAATGCGGCTTAGTTCACGGCGAATTTGTGCAACATCAATAGTACGAGAACCACGAGACTGTGTGCGACGAAGTGCTGCGGCACTATCAATCAAGTCAATTGCCTTATCTGGCAACTTCTTATCAGCCTGATAACGATGGCTCAATGCTACTGCTTCATTGATAGCAGCATCGGTGATCTTAACGCCATGAAATGCTTCGTAATTTGGTTTAATGCCACTAAGAATTGCAATACAATCTGCAATGCTTGGTTCACCGACATTCACTTTATTAAAACGGCGCATCATTGCACGGTCTTTTTCAAAGTGTTTGGTATATTCTTCCCATGTGGTTGAAGCAATAACCTTAAAGTCACCACGAGCCAATGCTGGCTTAATCATGTTGCTTAAATCAACGCTGCTTTGGCTACCAGCGCCAGCACCATTCATCTGATGTGCTTCATCAATAAAGAGAATAACATTGCCACGCTCTGTGGCAGCGTTCATAATCTCTTGCATACGCTCTTCAAAGTCGCCACGATACTTTGTGCCAGCCAACAGCGAACCAACATTTAAGCTATAAACATCATGTCCACGCAAGAACTTTGGAACTTCATTATGAACAATGTTATATGCAAGACCTTCGGCAATAGCAGTTTTACCAACGCCTGGATCGCCAATCAACATAACATTGCATTTATTCTTGCGAGCAAGAATTTGTGTCATTTCAGCAATTTCAGTTGTGCGACCAATTACTGGATCAATCTTGCCGTTGTTGACCAATTCATTAAGATTGGTACAAAATTCGTCAAGAGCATTATTATGCCCAACACCAACTTGCTTTTTATTATTCTTGTTAAATTCTTGTATAACTTTTTCTGGTTCAACGCCGTACTTCTTTAAGAAGAACGCAGCATGGCTATGAGTTTCTTTGGAGATAGAAAGATAAAGGTCCGTAATATTAAGTTGCTGCCGACCTAGCAAGATTACCTGTGTAAACGCACGATTGAACACTCGTTCAAGACTTTGTGTCTTTTTGGGTTCTGTGGAATCGCTGCCTTGTGGAATATTTTCAAAGATATAATCTTCTAATTCCTTGATAAGGTTTTCTAAGTCAATGCCTAACTGACCAAGAATACGAGAAAATCCGCGCTCATAGAGCATGCTAACAAGTAGATGCTCTACGGTATAATATTGATGATTGTTATCAACAGCAAATTGCTTCGCTATCTTAACTACTTTTTCAAGGTCGCCGTTGTTGCTAAAATTTGTCATATTATTAATATAACACACTTTCCCCGATTGTCAAGTATTTATCGGCTTTATTTTTTGAATTTCTTTAACCAAATTAAGCTGTTCGGTGGTCAAGATTGATGGAATTTTAACACTTATTCTAGCAATATATTTGCCACGAGCACCATTCTGTCTAGCAAACCCTTCGTCTGTTATGCCAAACTGACTTTGATGTTGAGTTCCTTGTGGGATTTGTAGTTCTATGGTTTTACCACTTGGAAGATTGATAGGAATTGTACAACCCAACATTGCTTGGAAAGCATCAATAGTGATATCTTCCATAATATTTTCATTATTTCTTATAAATCTATCATGTCTTATAACATGAATTTGGATATCCAGATTGCCTCGTGGAACGCCAGGATTGGCATCATCACCTCGCCCGACAACTTGAAATACAAACCCATCTTCAATACCAGCAGGAATTTCTAGGGTCAATCGTTCAGTAGCATTTGTAGTTTTATATTCTATAACTTTATGCTGTGAATTTAATGTTTCTAGGAATGGAATATTAACCTGAACTCGCAAGTTGCGATTTCTAGGCTGTTGACGAGTTTGGAAACCAAATTGACTGGCAAATTGTTCATGGAACGCAGACATTGGGTCTGGACCACCGCCAAAATTGAAATGAAATTCAAATGGATTGCCAGCCTGACGATATGCTTGATGCTGTTGATTAAATTGTGGTTGTGGATTGCGACGAGTATGATCATAATGCGCACGAGCGTTTGGGTCACTTAATGTGCTATATGCCTCGTTAATCTGCTGAAACTTAGCCTGATCACCGCCCATATCTGGATGATGTTGTTTAGCAAGGCTTCTAAAAGCAGCCTTTAATTCTTCGGGGCTAGCACTTTCCGCTACGCCAAGTGTTTGATAATGACTCATATGATAATTATGCCACGATAACAGATATCTGTCAAGAATTAAGTGGTGCTAATTGAACCAACATTTGGTTTTGTACCAGCCGCTGCCGCTGCTGCACCTGCTGATGTTTTCTCTTGCGTTCTGCCATAAGCAGTAATACCAAGAATAGCACCAAATGCAAGATGAATTAATCCACCATTAGCCAATGTTAAACTTTGCCATTGAGTATAAGTTACCGTAGTGGCACCAAGACCTTTTAAGAAAATTGGCATCATCATGCTTAATATGGGCGCAATGATAAAGTCAAACGCACAGATAAGCATATAAAGCCAACCCATTGCTGGACGCCAATATGATTTCATCCAATGTTCACTGGTCTTAGTTTCTTTCTTTGATTCTTCTTTGGCTATTTGTGCTCGTTCATAAGAAATTTCATCTTCTTTTTGATCTTCATGACGATCTTCAATCGCCATCTTATGATATTCTTTTTTCTCTTCTAGCGAAAAACGCATTTCTTCAAGACGAAGTTTACGAAGTTCAATGTTATTCTGATCTGATTCTGATAATACAGGCGCAGGCGGAGCAGCAGTTTTTAACTGCGCATCTTCTGGACGCTCATCATCTGCCATACGACGAGGGCCGATTGGTTCATCATCTTCTTCAATTACTACTGCCACTGGTACTTCCTTGAGTAGTTGAGGTCTTGGTGGTTCCATCTTTAGTGGCTTGGGAATCGTAATATTGTTTATATGCGTTAATTTGTGCTTGATATTGTCTAATGACTTTAACAAGGTTGGCTTGGTTGACTGCCAAGTCTTCGTAATCTCTTGGATTAATGGCGAAAAGGCTTTCGCTATGTGCTTTTCCAAATGCCGTGTCAATGTGATCTTCACTTCCTGGTTTTGCGTTCTTATTTACAACATGCCATTCAATATCATTCAAATGAACATTGTCTACGCTTGGTAAAACTAAAGTTGGGCGCTCAACCGTTACAACTGCGGTTGTGCCTGCTGTCTGACAAGCAGCAAGTAATAGACATAAGGGAAAAACTTTAACAACCTTGAGCATTTAACGAACCTTTGTTGACTGTATCTTCTATGCAACGGAATGATTTAGATGTGGCATCATTCATGCGTTTTTGTAATTCTTTTGGTTTGCTTGCAGCAAATGCACCAATATCACGATTATTTTTTGTAAATTTTTGTTGGATATCATCTACTTCATTGCGAGCAGCCTGATAATCTTCATTTGCTTTTTGAGAAATTGCTTGCTGTTCTTTTAAATCTGCTTGTGTTTTTTCAAGAGTTGCTGTTGTTGTCTTAAGAGCAAAGTCTTTAGTAGCGACTTCTTGATTCAATCTTGCTAATTCGTCTTGGGTATACTTGAAATATCCTACTACTGAGCCGATTAATAATAATACAGCTAGTATCTTATAAATTGAAAATCCAAACATTAGATAATCCCGCTTAGTTTCTTGATTGCCTCTATATCACTATTTAACTTTTCGCTTTCATTTTTTACATTGCTATATTCTTCAATGCTTTTATCATATTTGTCGGCAGTAAGAGGAACAATTTTTTCAAAGTTCTCTTCATTCATCTGCACATAGTCATTGCTTTTATACCAACGAAATTTCCAATCTTCGCGCTTTACACCAGTTAGATAATTCAAGTCATCTAGCATTTCGCCAATATATTTGTAAATGCCTGGTTTACGTTGAACTTCAACAAACACAACTCTTTCGTTATCACGAATTTCACCAGTACTAACATCAGCATCAAGAATAAAGTCATAACCATTTTCAAGAAAACTAACTAAATCAGTTGCTGGCATCAAATCCTTGACTTTGAAACTTAATGTAACAACATCATTTGGTTCGCCCATTTTACTATTATATTCATCAATATGAATAGTATCAGCTACCAAATATTTAAGGTCATTTGCTTGCAAACCTTCATTAAGCTGTTTGTTCATTTTCTTGTTCCTGTGATTCTGGTTCTTCTTGACTGTTATTTTTTGATGATTGATCAGTCAAGCCCTTTTCAATACTGCTTTGCAAATCAGCCAAATCAACTTCTTCGCCAGCAATATCTACTGAACCTTGTTTAATATCGCCCATAAGTTTTTTAGGCATCAAAATTTCAACATGCCAAATTGGAAAATCAACTAATTTTCCTTTATGGCTGCCTGGTCTAATATCTGCTGGACTGCGAATACTAACAGGCATTTGTACTACATCTTTTTTGTAAACAACTTTTGCGCCATATGGCAACAAACGTTTGGCTGCTGCTGGATCAGGCATACGATCAAATGGCCACATGAATGTACATTTTACCCAATAGCGATTAACAATCGGTCCTTCAACTAATTCACCAATACGCCAGTTTGGAAACGTATAAAAATCCATACTATCCAATACACGTTCAAAATCACAAAGCATGCTAATAGAAGCATCACTCATGTAAATTTGTTTTATGCTTTTTAAATTCTGTTTAATATCCATTGTGTGACATTCCTAAGATATTTATGTCTAAAATACATATACAACTATTACATCATAATGTCATGTTAACAAACTTAAATACTTTTGTGTTACAACCAACACAGGGATATCAAATGCAGCATAAGCGTAAACAGAAGTATAATCAGCCAATGAATAGTTTTAACAATGGAAACGGAAACTCACAAAAACGAAATTATAATAATGTTATCGAACCAGATCAATTTCAACCTAATAAAAAAAGAAATGTAGATATAATCCCAAGAAATATTAACCAAGAACACTATCTAGACCTATTAATGGATGATTCAGTAAGTATCATCATCGCAAGCGGACCAGCAGGAACTGGCAAAACCCTCCTAGCAATGCAAGCCGCAATTAAAGCCCTAAAAAATCGTGATATTGAGCGTATTATCCTTACTCGTCCAGCAGTGGGCGTAGAAGGTGAACAACATGGATTCTTACCTGGCGATTTAAACCAGAAGATGGAACCATGGACCAAGCCACTGTTTGATGTTCTCCATGAGTACTATAATACTCGTGAAACTCAACAAATGGTAGAAAATCACGTTATTGAAATTTGTCCACTTGCATTTATGCGTGGACGCACATTTAAAAATTGCATGATTATCGCTGACGAAATGCAAAACGCCACTCCTAACCAAATGAAAATGCTTCTCACTCGTATTGGTGAAGGCAGCAGAATCGTGGTTACAGGCGACGTTAAACAAACTGATCGCAGTGTTGGTGAAAATGGTCTATTAGACTTTAATCGTCTTGTAGATAGATTCCAAGATAGCGAATATGTTGGAAGCGTTACATTTACTGGCAATGACATTGAACGTCATCCTGCCGTAGAAGAAATTCTTAGAATGTACGGCGATATTTGAAATAAAAAAAGGGACAGAGAAATCTGTCCCTTTTAATTTCCTTTGCTTAAGAGTTTGAGTAATCGCCAAGTAGTATAAGCATCTTTTACAGATTCATTTTCATGTTTTAAATCTTTGGCCCAACTGGTTTCTTGAATCCAACCGCCATTTTTTCCTTGACCTTTGTATATTGCCCATGCTTCTGGAAGATACTGTTCATACCAAGTATCTTCATTGTTATCATCTCTTGTCATACCAAAGAAAGCATTGCCATCCATTATAGCCATAACTTCGGCTATTGGTCGCAACAGGTTTTTTTCTTTTTGTGTAAACTTTTTCTTTGTAAGTTTTTGGTTATAGTTTTGCCAAAACCAATGCAAAAAAGTATCAGGTTCACTGCGATTCATTACAACTCCGCCAATTCGCAGAAAGTAGCACTTAGATTGATTTCGGCATCTGCGACCATAGAATGATTTACTAAACCATTGCGAATGATAATAATGGCTTTATCCTGTGCTTCATCGCTACTTGCAAACAAATCAAGATTATCATACATCCAACGAAACACTTCTTCCATTTCATCTGGACGAACTTGATTACAAATCAGTTTGCGGGCTTCACGAATCTTCTTTGCCTTGAACAATTCAACTGCTTGAAGACGATAATCGCTGCTGTTCTGCGATCCTTGTGAGATAGCTTGCAGAGTTCCGCTGCTACATCCACTTTGTAGAGTATTAATACATTTTCGTAAATCAGGATATTGTGCAGTTACATAGGTATCCAATACATCCAGATCAAAGTCAATGTTTTCTTCAACAAGAATTGTTGCCGCACGAGCAGTAAATTCTGTTTTATCAAGTTTCTCAATATGAAAACCCTGACAACGACTATGCAACGCTGGAATAATCTTATTAGGATAGTTGCAAGTCATGATAAAGCGAGCAGTGCTGCTATAAGTCTCCATTAACCCACGCAACACTGCTTGTGCGTTAGGAGACAAATAATCTGCCTCATCTAATAGAACTACTTTAAATTCGCCAAATGGCATTGTGGACACAAATCCTTCAATGCGATCACGGATAAAGTCAACGCCGTTATCTCTTGACGCATTGATTTGCATCACATCATAATCTTCTACGCCAAGATCATTTATAAGAACCTTGGCAAGCGTTGTTTTACCTGTGCCTGGTCCACCACTGAATAACAGATGTGGAATGTTCTTCTCATTTACCCATTGAAGAACTTGCTTCTGTTGTGCATCATCGCGCCAAACATAATCGTTTACCGTATGAGGACGGTATTTTTCTGTCCAAAGATAATTTGTAATCATTCTATTATACTAACATAAGGCTAGAGGAATGTCAAATGGTTTAGTAAGTTGGATTAATGCCAACAGTCAAATCTTCTTTTGGCATTTCATCGCTGCTCATAAGAATATCTTTTGGATCAACGAGACGAACAGTAGTGGTTTCACCATTTTCATCTGTCATATCAAGCCCACGAGTCCAACGACCATGTGCAACAAGAATATATTCACCTGGTTTTACATCTTCTTGCTTTGGTCCAATCGCTACTACTTGTGACCAACGAGGACGAATGCCTTGACCTTTCTTATCGTCATCAAGGATAATGATGCCGCCAAGAGTCATGCGTTCGCCAAAATCCATATCTTTAACAAGAACATTGTTCTTAGTTGGTTGAATTTTGCGATAGTCAGTGTGATAATGAAGTCCACTACTGCGTGGACCAATAAGATTGGTTTTCATATTCTTCTTCTCTGTGCTCTTAGTGCGTCTGCTAAATCTTGGCTACGTACAGTAGCATCTGCAACTCCGCCATTTTGAGACATTGCTGATGTTGGATCAACAGTTGTTGCATTTTGCTGTGACTCAATAATATCATTAAGTCCGTTGTCAATTGGCTGTTCAAAGATATCTGCTACCGCAGCAGCGTTTGCTTCATCAGAATTATTATAAACAGTATTATCGCTTAGTGGCGAACCTTTTTGTGCATTATAATGTTGTGTCATTAACTGATCACGAGTCATTACGATTTCTCCACCTTGTCCAAGCACGTCGCCTCGTGCATTTTGTCTACTATTACCAACAGCGATAGTTCTTTCTTGTTGAATTTTTAGCGCGTTCATGTCTAAAAATCTACCATTTGCAGTTCTGTGCATTAACTTTTACTCCCACGGTATTTACCGCATAAATTCATTGAAGTCTAAATTTTGTCTTAAACTATGTATTCTATGGACGCCAATCAAATATAAAACAAAACTTGCCACACTTGATCCACGACCAACTCCCCATATTACACTATTCTTGCGCATAATGTCAACAAGATATTTTAAGTATTGAAGTAATGGCAATAAATCTCTATCAGCATATTCCATTAGTTCTTGACCAGCGCGTTGCAGTTCATTCTGATCTGCACATTGGTCTAATACCCACTTGGCAATATCTAAGTCTTTATATTCTTGGGGCATAAACCATTCTTGTTGGTTCATACTATGATATTCTTGTATTGACCCATTTAAGGTTGCTAGTTTTTTAAGCGGCTTATAATCCCAATACAAACTGGCTATCGCAGAATTATACTTTTCTGGATTGGTAATAGCAATATCATCAACGGAAAGTTGCGGATTTGTATAAAGTAAATCCGCTAACTCACTATCACTGATTATGCTACGACCATATTTGTCAAGATTTGTCACCCTTAATAACCTCTGGCTTCCATTTCTTTAACGGAATAATATTGTTTTCCGTATTTTTCTTAGATATTTTAACAGGTTTCTTCTCCCATTGCAATATTTCTGGCCATTCGTTTTCATCGGCTAGCACTATAAATTCTTTATTCTTTTTAGTTGGAATATCCCAAGTAGTAGGGGTTGACCTAAACCACCATGCTGGTCTATCCCAACTTTTCATTGCTATATCATCCATAATTTCATCATTTGTCACAATATCTTCGTCAACATTTAAGGCAATGTCATCGCTTTTATCGCAGCTAACAGAGATATATTCAAGCGTCATTCGTCCCTGAGTGATGCTTAAAATTTTATACCAAGTAACTACGCCAATGATAAAATTATTTGGTTGATATGGAAGTGTTATAATTCTAGATTTGAATTTTTTATTAAAAACAGGAAGTAATGGATTATCAACATTGACAAAAATTGCATCTTGATATAAATCTTTTATCAAGCTGCGCACTCTGCCAAATGCTACATGAGGATCACCGTCGTTTATTGATTCATCATTGAAACCAATACTAATAGTATAATTGCATGGTTCAAGTAAATCTTTAAAACAGTTAATGGCGGTAAAGTTTACATTCCAACTAACTTCACTCATCCGACATCCAAACTATCTTTGAAAATCGGATTTTCTTTTGCAGCGGCTGCTTCTTGTTGATACCGCTTATTAATTTCTTCTTGATAGGAGTCTAATACGTTTCGCATTTGTGGTATCATATGATTGTGTCCCATACGAGCAGCCCATGCCATTTTCTTGTGCATGTCATTAGTTATTGTTAACAACTCGTCCAATGTTTTTCCTGTTAAGTCACCTATCATTGGATGCATTATAGATCACCCTTCTTACGGTTTTCACTGTGCCAAGCATCAAAAGTGCCGCCTGGATAGCGAGACTCTAACTTCTTAACATTCTCATTGATAACATCATTGGGATCAAGTCCAAGTGCAGTACAGGCATTAACCCAATACCACATAATATCGCCTAACTCTCGCTTCATATGAAATACATTTTCTGCATTAAGTGGCTTGCCTTGAAAGAACATCTTCTTGATGATCTCGTTAAATTCACCGCTTTCGGCACTTAACCCCATGCCAGCAGTAAGCAGCAAGGCTGGGTTAATCTTGGTTTTATCTTCTTGATATTCGCTAAGCTGCTCAAAGCGTTCGCTAAAAGCATACTCGTGTTTACTTGGTTCGCTTGTTACGGCGCTTACAAATTCTTGATATAGTTTTAAATCGGTCATAAAAATGCTCCTGATATAATATATCTATTATTAAATCAGGAGTCAATAATTAAAGTTGTGTCTTGAACCACTGATTTACAGTTGGATTACGAGGTGAGCCAACGAAAGTATAACCAAGATGAGTGCCAGCAGTCAATGATGTAACATTACCGTTGATAACATTGCCTGCGACCAAGTAAAGATTGCTAACATTAACATTGGCACTGATAGTTAGATACTGACCATCAATTGGATAGCTAGGAAATGAAACCGCAACATTAGATAGCGCACCAGTAGCACCATTGTCCAAGATCAACTTACTTACGACAGTAACATTTGCTGTGTTTGTAGTGCTTGCACCATTACTAATGTTTGCATAGTAATAATCTGGATTCATACGAGGACGGCTAAGAGGGAAGATAGTATAAGTTGAGCCACCATCATCGCTGATGATTTCATACCAATAATAACCTACGCCACTTTGAGTATAACCAATGCTATTGTTTGTTTGGTTATAATCTTGTAGATATTGTGTGCCATAAATTAAGCCAGAAGGCCAAATTATACGATGAGCAGTGTTGGTTACATAAATTCTTACACGAATACGGCCAGCGGTGCCAGCGGCTGGAAAGTTAGTGAACGCAATCTGAATAGTTCCGTTTGTCTGAACTCTTTGATAATGACCACGAGTATGGTCAAGAGTTACGTTTGTGGAAATAATACCATTGTCATATTCTGTTTCGCGGAAATCTTGAATCTGCGCACTGGTAAGAAGCGTACCAGCCATGTTATTGTTAAGCGTCGTGCCTGTTAATGCACTCTTAACAATCACCTTTGATTGCAGATCGCTTAATTCACTTGATGTAAAAGTGAAGTTGTTTTTAATGTTTGTAAAGTTATCACGGAATCCTTGGCTGTCGTTATCTACACCTGCTACTGGATATGCACCATTGATATTATTTGGGTTTACGTTACTCATTTATGATTTCCATGTCTAAAATATTTAGCTGTTATAAGTTATTTATTTGTTGAATAAATCACTTGTTTTATTTTATCTAAAGCTAGCTGAGTCCAGTCAGTATTCATTATATGATTATGATTATATTCAATCACGTCATTAACAGATGAATAAGCAATATGTTGATCCATGTTGCTAAGTTTCAAGACTTGTTCAAACGCCGCAGTCCATCGCTCTTCATTATTTTCAATAGAATCATAGCTTTCATCTATTATACTATCAAATGTTTTGAACCCTAACTTTCTAAGATTTTCTAACATTTTCCATCCACTGAACATAACAAAGATTCGTTTTGCTATAAATGGTTTAGATGTTTTTTCAGTATAAAAACTATAATTATTGTTGCAATTAGTTTCTGCTATAATACTATAAGCGGCATCATTATAAATTTTGATAGGAATGATTGCACTTAACGCTATTTCAATATTTTCGTAAGTAACATATTCTTGAGTACCTTGCAATTTTACCTTAACATTTTCATCTAAATTGTCTTCAAATACAAAATTTTGCCAAAAATATTGAAAGTCATTGCCTGCATCAGATTTTTGATAAGATAGTATGCAAGACTCTTGTAAATTATTTTGTAAAATTTTATCATAAACAAATCTTCTATGCGCACGAGGTCTTCCAAGAAGAGCATCAAACAATAACGGTTTATTATAATTTATTTCTAACTCGGATAATTTATGGGTAAGATCAAAATTATACCATCTTGCTCCCGTTTCAAAAAAATACATCCATGGTATTATATTTTTAGAATAATTGTTATCATTTATAAAACCTGGCTTTACCCAGTATACATTTGATGAACCGCATTTATCATAAATTTCCCAATAATAATCATGTATTTCAGTATCAAAAGAAAAAACTAAATGACTATTGGAACTAAGCTTGTTTATATAATTTGCAAATAAATCATTATCATGAATCATTGGATTATCATAATCAAATGTGCGCCCTTTTGTAAAGGCAATTTTAACACTTGCATTACTTGCAATAAATTCTTCTAAATTATTGCATATTTCGTATGATTCTTGTAATTCAAGTCGTTTAATCCAATGATTTACTACATGATAATCACTAAAAAACAACATCAATAATATTTAACCAAGTATGGTTGACTTGGGGAATTTAAGATAGCTGTCGCTTGCAAACGGCAATTGATACTGATCTTCGTTATTAATGAATTGAGTTTGGTGACTATCAAATGTAGTTGGAGATTTTAGCTGAATAGTTTGAATATTAATCTGTTCATACTTTGGAACTGTTTGATTTGCTACACCAACATGCGATGAATTATATTGCCATGTTTCGCCAGATTTAGCACCAAACTGAACTTGAACAACTTGATTGATTAATATTTGTTGAGTAAATGCCAAATATACCGTATTATCAACAATACTAATTGTCCAAACTCCACCTCGTTCATTAACGGTTGCACTACCATTTTGAACTTCGGCATAACCAGGCACGATTGCTCCATTCAAATTCCAACCTTGGTTATATTCATTTGGAAATAACCCAACATTATAATTTTCTTGTGTGCTAAACACTAGAGTCTTGCCATCCCAATCACCACTATTATCGCCATCAAGACCACCGATAGCATTAATTTGAGTGATTGTATGTCCGTTTATTTGGTCAAATGGTACATCCACTGCATATGCCACGGATGCACTTGGTGTAATACTTAATACATACCCAGTATCAAATGTAGTATATGATTTAGTTACAAATTTTCCTGTAGTCAAATCAAAATTAATATCCATATTATTGTCAAAGATATAACGATCTGATACAAATGGAATTAATTTAATATCTTGCTTTGGAGTATTTCTAAGATTAAACAATACACGCTCGCCAGTTCCAGCTTTTAAATATGCCAAAACTGCAAAAGTATTGAAACCTAAAATATTTCCATCTGGTTGTATGCTAGTAAGCCATTGTGGCAATGTGTTGCTATCTGTTTCGCCAATAGCAACATCAATATCGTTGATCATTAAATTTAAATCATTTGGATAAAGACTTTCACCACTTTTTACTAAGAAACTATTATTTGGTACAGCACCAGTTAATTTTCCATTTACTGTACTGTAAGTTTTGGTATCTTCAAGCAAATCAACATATATTACATCATAAAGCGCATTGCCATTGTTATCCGTTGCAGTTGCATAATGATAATCGCCAAAATAAAAACGCTTATTATAATGGCGGCGTTGCATAGCAGCAATATAATCACTGGCCTGACTTGGTGTTAATCCATATCCTACCAGAATTTTAATATCGCGCTGAACTCCCCAATAAGGATCATTTGGACGATAGATATCATTATAATCAAAATAATCAGTATCAGTTAAGAGAAAATCAAGAATAGTTCGTTTTGCAACGCTTGGCAAGCATACAAGATAAAGATTATCGTAAGGTGTATAGGTTACATTATTAACCGTAAGAGTAAATGTCTGTTGACTGCCAATTGTTTGACTATAATCATAGGCATCTACTATCATTTTATAAGTTCTATCAATAGTGGTTGGCGCAGTTGTTGTTCCAATTAAACTATTGGTCACATCAAATGTAGTAGTGTTTTGATCCAAACTAAATTGTTGAAAACTTACTCGCCCACTTATTGATCCATCGCTTAGTAATGTCAATCCTTGTGGAATACGACTTCCACTTACAAGTGAATAATATAATTGACGACCACTGGTTGCGGTTGCTTGTAAAGTTAACTGACTTACTTCGCCAGCATTGATTGAACCTAAACTTGATGGCGTAATCCAATTTACATCTAAACTAGTAGAGCCTAAAATTGTTAGGGTAAAGATTTTATATGGACTTACTATTGAAGTATTAGAAGTGCTGTAAACCTGCACTGCAAATGTATATGTTTGGGTAATAGCTGATTGCGGAGGAATATATCCTGTTAGCCAACCCGTAGAAGGATCAAGAGTAAGATATGGACGATTGGTAGCAGGGTCTATCGGCAATCCAAAAGAACTTTGATCCCAAGGAGCAGTATCCCACGGAACGGTATCAACCAATGCAGGATTAACCGTATTAGAGTTTCCTTGTGCAAGTTCAAATGCTGCGGTATCGCTATCAACAGGAGGACCAGCATCCCATCCAGTTCCATTTACCGCAGTAATACCATAACCTACTGCAACATTATCATAATCTATACCTTCAAATTTAAAGGCATAAAAATTTCCACTTGTAAATGTAGCATAATCGCCCAAACTATCGGTGAGTAATATAGGTTGACGATAAGTGGAAGTATCACTGCTTATATTTGTATCATCATCTGTTAATAATGTATTATCAGCACTAATTGCCTCATGATTAAAAACAACGATACTATAATTTCTTATATCAAAACTTTTGCCGTCACTTACTTCTATCGCAAAGTAGTATGTTACTTTACTAATATTATTAAATGATTGTCCAATTGGTAAATTTAAATCACTTTGGTCCCATGGCGTAGCATCCCATGGACTTGCATCAATATCCCATCCACTAGGCGGAACATAATTTGGAATAAGTGGACCACTAATAATACCATCTGCACTTAAACTTGTGCCTAACGGTAAATTTCCACTTAGCAATGAAAAAGTTAACTTATCACTATTCAAGTCAATTGCGCTTATTGGTATATTAATAACAATACCATCAACAAATTCGCCAAGTTTTGTATAATTACTTGTCAACAACTGAGGAGGATAGTTACCAGTGACAGTTATGGTAAAGCTACGATCAGTAATTTTTCCGCTAGCACTAATTGCACGAACCGTAAATGTGCTTGTTCTATCTTGTGTAACTGCTTCTGGAACACCATCAATACTATAGGTATCTTTTGGATTACCAGTTACTTGCCCACTATTGTCAATTTGTAAACCAGCAGGTAGTTTTCCTGAAATTAACTTATAATTAACATCTTTTCCATCTGGTTGACCAGTTGGATCAACTGCTTGAAGTCCTAATTCAAAAAATTGCAAGGATTGAACCTTGCCAAGATTTCCAGTTGGAGTAATCCATTCTGGATAGCCAGTTGCATAACCTTGTGCACTTTCTTGGGTTAATACATCTATTTGTTGAAATAGCGTATCGCCAATAACATACGGATAAACTGGCGCACCAGTATTATCAACCGTGCAGAAATAAGCATAAGTGCCAGTTGGATAATCTGGAGTAACGCAATAACGACCATTGTGGGTGTCTAAGTCTCCACCGCCAACAAATTGATAATCTTCAATAAACATACCCATTGGATATGTCACCAAATCGTGAGCAGTAGTAGCAGCACGATAACTTGGAGATTTTAATCCATAACCAGTAGCCATATTCTTAACGCCACTGGCATTATCCAAAGGATTTACATAACCATTTGGTCCATAAATTGGAAATCCATCCAGACTAAAACCAAGAATTTTACTATGTCCATCAGGATGAAATAAACTTCCATTCAAATATGAAATAACATTAACTTCTGGTAAGCCATGAACGGTGCTGCTATATGGACGACCGCCTCGTCCACTTATCCAAATTGGAGCAAAGCTATAATCGTTATAAAAATATTGTCCACTCGCGTTTGGGCGTCCACCAGCAAGGTCTTGCTTGTACCAGTGTTGACCATTATCTATTTTCCCTTGACGAATACCGTTTGCATAAGTTTGATCAAAATGAAATCCAAAAGGCGTAGTAAATCCAAATGGTGGAACAGTATCAATTGCTGCTGGATAAATTGCAACACCATTTAACCAAAAACCAATCAACTGTTGACCAGTTGTCATAGGATTGGCGGTTAAATTTTCTCCACTATTATCAACCCAACTGCGATTATAATATTCGGCTAAAATAGCAGTAGTTTCATATATGCTGCCATATCCATGATAAGGAATACCAGTGGCAGTAAAATTTACAGTATCGGCAATTTCATTATTGATCGGAACATTTGTCAAAAATGTCCAATTATCACTCACGTTTATTAAACGACCAAGTTGAAGGTTGGTGGCTAAACCATTAAACGACGATGCCATACTTTATATGCTCCACTAGGATATTTATTGGTTTAACCAACTCGTATCCAACGAGGTCCACCTGGCAATGGTTGTGGCGTAGGACTTCCATTATAAGGAGCAAATTTTACATAATGCCAACTTACAGGAGTGGTTGGGGTAATACTTGAAATATTTCCACTAACTGTGCTGTCATTTGCAATAATTCGCAAGCTACTAATATTAATGTTACTTCCAATAGTTACTTTTGTTCCATCAGCAATAGTAGAATTTGCTGGCAGATATACATTTGCAACAGCTACTGTCGCTCCAGTAGTATTGTCAAGAATTAAGGTTGATACATTGCCATATAACGTTGTTGTATTGCTTATTGTATTGGCAAGATTTGCAAAGCCATAACCATTGATAGAGATATAACCTAAAATATAACTTGTACTAGCTATACCATTGGCAGCAAGATTGGCAGTTGAGTAATAAGTTGGCAGATAATTGGCTACGCTAGCATTGCTATAAAGACCAGTTAAGTATTGTGAACTACCAACAAAATAGGTTGCATTAACATTGCCTGTAGTATTAACATTGCCTGCATTGATATTGCCACTATAACTTGGAAGATATGAGGCAACTTGAATATTACCATACATGCCAGTAAGCAAGCTGCCGTTACCAATAAAGAATGTTCCGCCAACATTGCCTGTTGCAACAAGATTGCCAGCAGTTAAGTTACCGCTATAATTTGGCAAATATGTTCCAAGATATGCACTTGTTTGTGTATTGCCATACATGCCAGTTAGCGTACTGCCATTTCCATAATGATAAGTTGCAGTGACGTTGCCAGTGCTTGTGATATTAGCAACAGTAACATTGCTGTTAAATTTAGCTGTTCCTGTTACTTGAAGTTTGTTTGTAGCATCATCGGTGCCACCAAGCACCCAACGGCTGCTGGTGATGCGCCCTGCCTCATTAGCGGCTAATGTACCATCGGTATGGAATACAATCGCCTTGCTAAGAGATGCAGTTCCAATAGCAATGTTACCATTGGCAACATATAGATAAGCATCATTTGGATAAGTGATAGTAAAGCTACTATTGCTATAATTGTTAGAATTGATACCAAGATCAACATAGTATGCACTATCATTGCCATTATTGGCGGTTGCAACGACATCGGCACTTGTGCTAGCGCCATTGCCAATGTTTTGAATGNGTAATCTGTGTATAGTTTGTGCTATTATCTACAAAGCTAGCTGTTAGATAAGTTGTAGGAACAGTTCCCAATGGACCAACGATAAGATCATTACTGGCTAGCAGATTTGCTGCATTGACATTGCCGCTATATGTTGCATAATAGCCAAAAGTATTGCCTGTTGTGACAATATTGCCGCTACTATAAATGTTTCCAGCAATACCGATGCCGCCCTGAATAATTACTGCGCCTGTTTGTGTGCTTGTTGCTTGCGTAGTATCATTAACCCAAATTTGGGTAGCGGCAGCAATGGCAAGATCACCTGTTCCATCAGCACTAATATTAATATTAGCATTGGTGCCTGCTGGCGTAATAATATTGCCAGTAGCACTTAGCACAAGATTTGCACCCGCACGAAGCGCCACATTTCCGTTTATGTTAATATTGCTGGTTAAAACATTGCCATTATAAGTTGTTAGGTAAGCAGCAACATTGGTATTGCCATATGCGCTTGGTGTAATACCATTTAGACCGCTCAAATAATAACCATTACCTGTCACGAATCCACTAGTAGTTAAGTTACCAGTTGCATAAATGTTACTGTTACTATAAAGAGTTCCAATATTTGCGATAGCAATGTTTGCAGCAATCAAATTACCAATAGTATTAACATTTGGTAGGTTATTGCCTGTGAAATTCTGTGCATTGATAGCAGTGCCAGCAGTGGTGGCATACAATGCAGTAGTGGCAACAGTAGCAGTGCTAGCAGTTCCACTTAGGTTACCAATGATTGGATAAACGCCGCTAGTAGTGATTTGCCCATAAAATGTAGCGTTATTGGCAGTCATACCAGTGAACCAAGTAGCATTAGCTACTAGCGCACTGCCTACGCCAATCAACACATTCGCATTATATGTGGGTTGTAAAACTAAGTTTGCGCCAGGAGTATTGGTGGTATATGTGTCAACGCTGCCGACTGTGGCAAACAAGCGACTGAAATTGTTATTTGTTTTTGTTAATGCTATTCTTAACGGGTCACCAGTGCCATCATTCGCAAATGCACCTAAATTAATAACCTCTTGTACCATAAAAAAACTCCTGCACAATATTTAGCAGGAGTTTTTCTTATACACTAATTGATGTTCCACACCCACATGAACTTTTAGCCATAGGGTTAGATACAACCAGTTGACTGCTTACAAAATCGGATTTATAATCAATTTCACTGCCTAACAGATACATTAATCCACTACCATCTACGACAAGTTTCTTATCTTCGCCAAGATCAATCATTTCATCCAGATGCGGAGTACCATTTTGTGCGTAAAGTTCTTCATCGGCTGGTTCCCAGAAATATTCAAACCCTGCGCAACCGCCACCTTTAAGACCAAATACTAGATATGGTTTATCAATATTGATAAGTGTGCGACGAATATGAGTTCTTGCTGCTTCTGTTAAGGTTACTGCTTGCATTTACTTAAACCTATAAGTTATACGACCACGAGTTAAATCATATGGAGTTAGTTCAACTGATACACGATCATCTTGAATAATCTTAATTTTATTCTTGCGCATATTTCCGCTGGCATAGGCAAGGATGATATGGTTATCTATATCCACACGAAATACTCCGTTTGGGAGAACCTCTACTACCTTGCCTTCCATTGTTAGTAATTCTTCTTTTGCCATAGATTACTTATATTTCACCGACATTGAATCGCCTGTATCTGGATCAAACATTGTAAAAGCATCCAAATCAGTAGGCGATGCTGGCATTACTGTTCCACTTGTTATGATATTTTTATTCAACTCATTTGTTAATTCTGTGATCTGTTCATCAGTAAATATTGACGTAGAACTGTATCCACTCATTCTATCATCAGCAGTGGTTGTTGTATAAACTCCCCAATTACCATAATTTCTGCCTTGCTCATAGGTATTTGGTGACCAATATGGGCCTGTTTGTCTATTATTAAACATAATATCGTTTTTAAGTTTTTCCATATCATGACGCATATCTTGCATTTCACGCCACATTTTTTCAAGTGGACCAACAGGATCAATGTTCATGCTATCTTCTGCTACTTTGGTCAACACAACAGCTTGCTTGAAAGCATCAATAACAGTTGGATCATTTGACATTAGAACTTTGTCTAAGTCGCGAAATAGTTGTATTAAATTATTTTGAGCCATCATCTACCAAATCCTTTTTATGATAAAGAAGTGTCATGCCAGGTGCCCAATAAAGATTCTCGGCAATATGCCAAGGATCGCTATTTTGCAAAAAGCTGTTGATGCCAAATGAAATTCCAATTGGTTGCCCACCTTGTCCAAGTTGAACCTGTGGATTAGGAATATGAGCAAAACTAAATGAGTTATTAACACAGATATAACGATTTACAAACTGCGCAAATCGTGTGCAAACTGTATAAACATAGTTTCCTTCTTGGAAAGAATCAATGAATAGCATATCTGTATCTGCAATAGTTTCTACATCAAGAATTTGCTGAGTATTGAATATAAGCTGAACGCCATATTCATTTGCTAAATCCTGATAATCACTAATGCCTTCTGTTAAGACATGATCATATATGGTAATTGTTTTTGGTTTTGTGCTTAATGCGACAAGAGTAGAAAGACCACTCCCAAAGCCAACAATAGTAATACTGTCAACTCTCCTACACCAATCCAAGAAAGCAAGCATCTGTGGATTGCTGCTAATATTTTCTGCGATGTTTTCATAAATTTCCTGCATGATTATAATTATACCTTTTGATGTTGCTTTGCTAAATTTAATAGTACTTGATATTGTTCCCATGCTTCCATGACCGTAGGATTTTCTTCACGGATCATGGCTTCAAAAAATGCGTTCTCTACAATGTCATGGGCAGCATTTTTAGTAGTCCAAATTTCTTCACGCTCATTATTTGGCAGCGTGTTTATACGCACACGAATTTCTTTAAAATTATCATCATAACAAGCAAATGGACGGCGAGTGACGGTTTTTCCACCGTCTGGACTTTCATAAATCCAAGAGGCCATTTTTAATTCCTAATGTTTGCGGAGAGTGGTCAAGGTATGCTCTGCCATCTTCTCGTTCATAGAAGTAAGCATCTTCATCATTAATGATTACGCTTAAATCACTATGGTGAATATCATAATCGGTAAACTCGCCGTTTTCATGATAAACACGGAATACCCATGTTTCACCGATTGGAAGCAAAACTCCGCTTGAACCGTTTGCACTTTTTGGTTTCATTTATACGCAATCTCTTCTTTTGTGTCTAATGCGTTAATATCATCACGAATTTGCAATCGCCGTTTTTTCAAATCAGCAATTAATTTTTCTACCTGTGCATCGGGAAGTTTGTGTTCTTGCTCTAACGCATCAATCTGGTCATCAAGCATTTTGTGAAGCATGTGTAAGTAATCAATTTTCTTCATACATCTAATATAAGATATTAGTTAATGCGTGTCAATAATTATTTTGACGATTTCTTACTGCGATGCTTAATTGGTCTGCGGGTATGCCGTTCATTCTATACCCATCATACACATGTTTTAGATATTTGTGGGATGGTGATCTGTTTATATCGCCTCTGCTCTTGATCATTACATAAGTTAATGCTTTATATAATTCACCTTTGTATAGCACTTCAATAAAAGCATGGTCATAATCTTTGCCATCGCCTTCGTACCAATCTAGCACTTTCAATGAATCAGTATCAACTGCCCATAGTACACCATAGGTTTTTGCGCCATCTTTTGCCACGATATTAGTATAATGATTTATTTCTAGCTGTTGGTTTGGTGCAACAGCAACACCAATGCGTTTTGCTTTTGGAATACGGTGTTTTAATTCGGGTATATTGGTATTATGCCCATATGAAAAATATAAAATGCTGCCAGCCATAGAAATATTTATAATAAAAAAGGGGAAGTAAAAACTTCCCCTAATCAGTATTCATTCGCGTGTATAATATTTAGTCGTTGCCTGGATCGCCCTTGCAAAGAGTCTTCTTTGCAGCAGCAACTGCCTTAAAGTCTACTGCCCATAGAGCAGGCTTTGCCTTCTTATCAACACCAGCAGGAAGAGGAATAGTCAAACCACTTGCAGCTTCAACATCAGCCACACTAACCTGAACCTTAGTTAGATCATTGCCCTGATTTTCAGCCTGTGGGAATAGGAAAGCATAAACTTCCTTGGTCTGTGTATCAATAACAACCTTCCACAACTTGTTTGGAACTGTTACCTTGTTAGCACCGATTGTCTTATCCTTACCAACAGTATAAATGTTACCAGCATAGATGAGAAGTGTATGATTGCGTGAGAATGTCCATGCACCTGTTGAACCTTCAAGCAACTTCCAGATACCACGATTAAGACCTGGCAACTGTGGTGACATGTTGGACATTAGGAATGATTCATATTCAACTTGCTGATCCCATGACTGATGAGCATCATTGGCGATATGTCCCTGATCATAGCCGCTAGCAGCATAATCACTTGGAGCAGAACGCTTGTCAGCAGGAAGAGCAGCATCGGCAACGAACGCATTAGAACGGGCTACGCAGCCATTAACATGCTGTGGAGTGATTTCCCATGCTGCCCATAGCGGTTCCTTAGCAGCATTGTCATGCTGAACATAATAACCCTGACGGCAAAGTGGGGTAGTATCATGTTTTTGTGTATCAGTAATCTTGCCATAAGGCATGAACGCAGCACAGACAGCATCTGGCTGATTTGGACGCTGATTCCAAGCATAAGCAAGAGTTGGAACCATGAGTGCGAGTAGAACTAGTAAAATCTTTTTCATTGAAGTTTCCTTTTTGGATGAAGATATTTAGATAATAAAAAAGCACCAGAGAAATAAATCTCTGGTGCCTGATTTATATTTCATTTATATTATTATTGTTTAGTTTTCTTTTACTCTACTATCATGCTAGTTATTTTTACATTTATTATTTTTAATTTATAAGCTAGTTATTTTCTTAAGTTAGTTTTCAAAGTTAGTTTTTACTACTGTTTATTTTCTACGCTAGTTATAGGTGCCATTCAGAGTGACCCTACATTCTTATTTATCACTCAACATTTGATGCCAATTTTATCTAGCATGGCAACAGCATCATCTACCTTGCCATTCTCAACTTCAAATTCAAGCATATCAAGATAAATCATCATCATGTCGCTTTCATCAAGTTCATTCATCCACGCATACCCATCATTGTGAGTAAGTGGCTGTGTCCAACTGAACTTTAATGTAGGAAACTTTTTCTTATTCATCACCAAGCCTCATAATCAGTTACATCAATTCTTGCTATCTCTTCGTTTTTTTCATCAAGCGCAATGGCATCAACATGCTGTCCAATACCATTGCCACTTGAAACAACGATCTTTACACTAGTGGCGAGCATCATCAAATCGCTGTCTAACCACTCTTTTATGCGAGTGATTTCCGCAGGAAATAAGTGAACGCCACTAGATTTAGCTTTTCTTTTAGTCATTACGAGGAAGTTGAGTCGCTTCTTTGACCAATTCAATAAGATCATCAACTGAACTAACAATGATCTTTGCGGTCTTCCATTCATCTTCATGATCACGACCAGCAACTTCAATCATATAACCATTGTCATACATATTGATAGTAAATTGTTCGTTTACCTTCGTCAATTTAAAATTAATCTTAGCCGCCATGTGTTTTCTCCTCACTTGTTTGGCATGTTAAGCAACATAGGCATCTGCCCATTGGTGCTCATTACAGTAGTTGGTCCCTGACCATTCCACTTCTGAGTGGCAATAGTCCGCTGCAATTCTAGATACTTGTCTGGACCACCAAGAGCAGCAATTTCTGCACCAAGACGAGCAGCTTCACCCTGACCTTGTAATTCAGCAGCCTTGCGTTCTGCTTCTGAACGGATTACAAGAGCATTAGCAGCGCCCTGTGCGGCAATAGCAGCACTCTTGGCTTCGCCTTCTGCCTTAACAGTGGCTTGCTTTGCTTCGCCTTCGGCAGTGATAACCTTTTGCTGTGCCTGATACTCATACACCTTCTTGCGGTTTTCTTCTGCAACAGCATCGTTCTTTGCCTTTACCGCAGCTTCTACGCTGGCGTTAAATGCATCACTATACTTGATTTCTGTAATCTGGAAACTTTCAATCGTAATACCAAAAAGTTCGCCAACTGCCTTTTCAACAGTAGTGGTCATTTCGGTCTGCAACTTATCACGGTCAGCACTCAGCGTAGTAGTATTCTTGCTGGCAATAATACGACCAACACGATCACGCACCACATTGCTAATCTGGTTAGAAATGTCGCCTGGTCCAGTTGCGCCAGTATCATACATCAACTTGAATACTGCGCTTTCTGGAATACGATAAGTGATATTGACATCAATAGTCACTCGCTGATTATCAACGGTGGTTGTATTGAATGGCGGCATATCCAACTGGCTCAAGCTGACCTGTAGACGGTCAACATGACTTACAAATGGCATCTTAAAGTGCATACCTGGTCCAATAGGTTTATCGGTGGTGACCACACCAAAACTACGAACGCCAGCACGATCACTTGGATCAACGACAAAAATGCTACTAAACACCGCAGAGATTGCAATGGCAGATACGCCTACGATAAGAATAGCCTTGATCGGGTTAAAAGGGAGACGAGGTTCATCAGAATATTGCATGTTATTTTTCCTGTTTCAATATAATCAATATATCATATATTTTTAGTTTGTCAAGCAGTTATTGAAAGGCGCACCACAGCGGTCCACCAGTCTTGTGACCATCTGCAAATAGCGTTTCGGCATATGCATCTTTTGTCTGCACATTCATTGCCATCTTGAAACGACTGCCATCTTCGGCAACTTCAACAATGGTTAGCCAGGGATTTTCAAAGTTTGAAATTGCGCTATAAAATTTCTTATTATCCCACTGGATCATGGTAGTTCCACCGCTGCCAACAGCAGTAAAGTGTTCGCCACTTTGGAAATAACAAGTTAGCGTAACAGGCTTTTCTGCCATTGCGGGCGTTGCCAATAGCATTGCTGCCAGTAAAATCTTTTTCATTTCTTTTCTTCTTCGGTTGTATATGCAATATATGGTTGGGGAACAAAAGTCTTGTCAGCAGGTACGCCTGCTACCTTAACAATTTTTTCAAGTTCAGTCATCTTTGATGTTTTCACGGTAGGCATATCAATATTGTTAGACATTGCTTTCACCCTGTCTGCCAACTTGTGCAACTTGACTGATAGTGCATCCAAAAACCGCACACGCAAAGACTTATTTTTTTCTTGAATTTTTGTAAGACGTGCCAAATCATTCAATACTTCATTACGAATTGCTTCGTGGTTTGCGGCAACTTGTTCTTTGGGCGGATATTTTCTTGGCGGTAATTTTGATGTTGTTTTTGCTCTTGCGTTAAGTTCGTCGTCCATGTTATCAATCCTTCTTACAAATTTGTTTGCCATCAGCGCCCATGCGAGGAGTGAGCGATGCACGATACAAATACTGACAGCCTGTTAGATGGTCAGTGAATACATCCATGTGGCTATTTTCATGCGGACCATCGCTATCATCTTTTGGTTCATAGGGCAGTGATGCCTGATAAATTGTTAGCCCAAAGATTGAGGCACAACACAACATAAACAAGTTCCAGACATTAAAGTATTTCTTCATCTTTTTTCTTCCTATCAAAAAGGTGCAAACCCATATACATTACGATAGCACCAGCCAACAAACCCATTACATATGCAAACAACATAACACTGATTGCATATAAAAGCAAGAAAAATAAATTGGTGACAGCGCAAATAATTATGGTGCCAAGCGGCCACAATAGGGGCGGCGCATCACGCTCACATAATTCCTTGATCCAACCAATCATCACGAACAATCTTTCTGTTTAATATTACCCCACTGATTTTGTAGAATAAATCTTGTACCAACAGTTTGGTTATCTTCTGTTAAACAAACTTCCCTAATAATAGTCCACTGCGAACGAGTAAAAAGCAAATCCCATAGCCACCGCAACATTATGCAATGCTCCACTCATAATCATCAATGGTCATTACGCTTTCAAACCCATCATATTCATCAATGCGATACTGCGTACCAGTTGCCAATTCACGGATAGCCAAGCGAGCAAAATCACCGTTTGCTGCTGCACCTAATTCTTCTACAACCTGTACGAGTAGCGGATCAGTGCGTTCAATATCACGACCAGTGAAGTAATGGTCATCGTCTTCAATGCCATCCTTGTAGTAATGGCTATTCCATCTATGATCGCCCTCAACATACAGAAGGTTAAGATTGGCAAGTTCGCCATACCGCATGGTAGCCTCATGGCTTAATCCAAATCCACCGTGACACGCATTATATACAATTTTGGTCATATGCCTACTGCCTCTGCTCTTTTACGATCTATACTCATAATAACACTGCTGTTAATATCTGTCAAGTCTTTATTTGGCGGAAAGAAGATGAAAGCATTGGGGTCATTTACCTTTGTGCCGTTTAGCCGTATGCCACCACTTTCAATTAAGCGGTTAAACTCGCTTTTACTCGTGACAAGTGCAGCATCAATACCGACCTGTGCAAGATTAATATGACGAGCATATTCTGCCAGTGAAATATATTTCCAATCAGTTAAGATTTCTTCTACCGATACTTTATCCATTACCAAATCCACCATGCTAATATTAAAAACCCGACCCACTCACCATTATGACTAACGCCAGAAGAATAAGCACCGCCAGCAATGAGGGCGATTACCACAATAGTTTTAAGTATATCATAATTGCTGTTCATTGTCCATTCCTCATTGCTGCTAACACATATTCTTCACTGGTCATATTAGCATAGGCTTTAACATAACCTAATCTAATCCAATCTCTGATTATCCCAAGTTCAATATCAGGAATTTCTCCGTGAGGATCGCTTATTTTAATTTCAGCACGAGGCACAAGACGCAAACCATCAATGAACCTAAACTGTGGATCGTGGGGACCAACGCTTACGGTATCGGATTTTTCAACAGTGATCATATCTAGTCACATACCTCTGTTTATTGGATTGAATTAACTGTTCCCAAATACTATCAAACTCTTCATTGACAAGATAACAAGTAACACTATCTGGTTCATTTTCGTTGGGGATTATTTTTTTACTTTCCGCAAACATCATGAAACCTTCAAGTGTTTTTGGGTCATGAACAAGCCATAACTTATCTTCTGCCCACAGTTTAAACAATTCACTTGTAGTATAGGTCACTTGCAAATCTCGTTGATTTCTGCAACTGTGCGTGTGGTCTTGGCATATTCTACCTTACAACTGCTCTTCTGCCAACTATCAACGCCTGCACCAACCATAATAGCGCACATTACAACCGCCATCATAATAAAATACCATTTATATTCTGCTTCAAACATTTATATTCTCCTCACTACATTTTGGACACAACAGAGTGCGTGTCATTTCTTCTATATCTGGACTTTCAAATCTTGCAAACGCATCCCATACTGGTTCTATCTTGTGATAAGAATAATGCCAACCACGCAATTTTTCTTTGCGCTTTTCACTACGCTGTTCAACATTATCAGCAAGGTTATCCCTCTCGCTTTCCTCATGCGAGTGTTCTTCTGTATGACCACACGCATCACAAGTAAGCGACAAATAGTAGGTTCTAACTGTGAAAGAATCTACGCCCATTAGATGTCATCGCTCAATCTATGGTTAAGTTCTTCACTGGTAAAACTTGCATCATATTCCAATTCATCTCGCAATTTGCGACAGCGTTTGCTCCAATAATCACGCTGCGACTGCGCTTTTTCATAACTCAATTCAATACAATCATTGGCAATGAACCATACCAAATCACGATACTTTTCTAACTTGGCAATCTTTTCACGGATTGCTGCAATTTCCGCATCCATTACCGATACACTCCTGATCCAGCAATATCTTTTAAGCTATGACCATGCAAGTCCTTGCGAAAGTTATCACGCCCTTCTGCACTCATTTCAGCATAATCTAATCTGTATGCCAACCGACCATATCCAAAATACACGCATATGTGGGTTTCGTAGCTGACCACCACTGTGTAGGCACCCGTAATTGCAGCACCACCCATGCCACCATAACCAAGTGCAGTACTGCCCCATGTTTGTGGGAACATTACTACTTCAACTTCATCTGCCTGAACACGACGAGTTTTGGTAACCTTTGGTACAGTGTCGGTCTTCATTGCCGCACCTTGCTGTTCCTTGCTAAGAGCGCGATAAGCATCCCAATCTCGGTCTTGATAGGTAATTTCAGGCAAGTCACGATGCACAGCAGCGGCTACGGCTTCATGCAGTGCATCAAATGGTGTTCCTAATCTCATTTCTCTTCATCCTTTTTAATCCACATCAACCCTAGATTGGATACAGGTTCATAACCTTCTTCTTTTAGTTGCTCTCTGCTCTTTGCGCTATTATAAAGATCAGCAAATGCGTTAGCAGGCATCGGTTGGACTGAACAAATTTCTTCTGCCAGAGTTTTTGAATCAAACTTTTTAATAGATTTATCGTTCATCGTTCAACTCCAAAATGTTCTTTAATTTTATTGGCAGAATATACTAATGCTTCATTAAAGCCATCATAATAATCGCTACTTGCGCCCCTGTATTGACTATTCTTGGCTATGTCGGCACATTCCTTGACGATTAATTCAGCGAACTTTTCCAACACCTCTGGATCAACGCGACTCCAACTGTCGTTGTATCCCACACTCGCCTTCCATATCAGGGTATGGAAAGGCTCTCTCATTCGTCTACTCAACATTCAACTCCAAAATGTTTTAGCATTGCTTTATGATCTTGGTCATTGGAAAAAGCATAATTGGCACATTCACGCACAATTAGTTCAGCAAATTTTTCTTGATCAACTTTGGAAAATACCCACTGACGATCTTCGGGGTTTGTCCTCGTAGTTGCCTTTGCAAGTAGTTCTTTAATTCGCTCGTTCATCGTGCTTTTCCCAACACTCATTAGTTGCATCCCAATGACGCCCATCATATAATTTAATACTAACATAGAACCACAGTATTGTCAAGTCAAAACTTGGACCAGCATGGTCACGACCAGTCCAATAAGTGTAAATGTTGATGCTAAAAAACTCAACCAAATTACTACAAAACGCAACTTGTATTTCCAAGTTTTTATATTTTGTAATTTTATAATTTCGTAAAAAGATATTATTAATGGATGCCCAAGTTTTACAAAACGGATTGCTTATTTGCAAACTAAATCCTATCATTCTACCCACCTTATTGTAAAAAGCATTGCTGTTTCGTCATTAGGACATTCTACCCAACTATGCTGTATTTTGCAATTATTTTCTGCACACCAAGTTGCAAATTCGCTATCCGATAACAACGCTTCTTCTTGATCTTTCCATGACATTTTTTTAGTATTTCTATAATCCCAAAAGAATGTTTGGATATACGGCGCATATACCCACTCTCGTTTCATTACGCCCACCTCATTGCAAATAGTGCGGCATCTTCATGGGATTCAAAATAAAAAATATATCCAAAGTTGCGGCATTGATGTTTAATATTTTCCGCTATCCATTCATCGGTAAGTTCATTGTCAAATGGATTGCCTACTTTAACTATATGCCAATTTTCTCTATTAAGCCTTGACTTGAAAATTTCATGCTGAAATGCATTATCAATTTCTTTTTTAATTCCTTCGGCAAGAATATTGCCAATGTCAATTTCTTGTGGAATTTCCTTATTAAAACTATCAGAAAGTTTGCGAGTTGTGGCTTGAACTGTGGTTTTTGTAATATTCATTATGACCATCTCAATGCAAATAGCATAGCATGTTCTGCTTTGTAAAACCTAATCTTGGTTTGCATATATGTAGGTCTAGTTTTGCTCTCTGCGTCCCACATTTCCCAACCATATGCTTTCAAAGGTCCGCCATAAGTTTTGATTTTACCAACATTTTCTGTAAGCCAACTAATACATTCAAGCCACTTTTCATCAGTAGGACTCAAATAATTTATTGTAATTGTTCTACTCATGACGACCACCTCAATGCAAATATTACTGCATCTTCATCTTTTTCAAATTCCAATAAGTCACTATGATTTGGGTGTCCGTGAATTCGTCTGGCACCATATTCATGCCTTAACCAATCCCAAATACTATGACCACGATCTTGAATATCTGGATGGTCATAGTAATAACCAACTATTTTACCCCAGTAATTTTTCAATGATATACGTGTTTTATAAATCATGACCATCTCAATGCAAATAATACAGCATCTTCATCTTCATTGAAATAATAATTTATAAGATGAGCACGGTATCGTATTACATAACGAAACTCATCAACTTCTTGTTCATCATCTGGTATTATTGGTTTAACATCATTCGTGATATAACTTGGACAATGATTCTTTGCCCATTCAAGAGCCTCCCAATTTTTATCGTAAGCCAAAGTTATTACTTTCATGCCGACCATCTCACCAAGAATAACGCATAGTCTTCTTCATTGTCAAATATCAACTCAGCATCAAGATGTTCTGCCCATTTTAATCTGCCGTTAAAAACTTTTGCATCTTCCGCTAACTGAGGCCAACCATGTAAAATATCGTTATTATCGTTTTTATGATAATGATACCAATTTTGAAGCCAAGATGGGTTTGCGGAAACCATATTATATAACGGAATTTTAATCATGCTGACCATCTCATTATAAACAATATAGCATCTTCATCACTCATCTGCAATTCAATATTTTTTATAGCTGATGGACCACTTTTAGAATTTTCATATGTAATCAATACACGATGTTTTTCTAACAAATATTTGTCAAGTTCTTGTGAAGTAGGTAAATCATTATGGTTAAAACTATCTTTCCAATATTCTTTTCTCAAATTTTGCCATATCTTTAACCAAAGAATATTTGTTCTATCTAATATCATGACGCCCACCGCACCAAGAATAGCGTTAAATCTTCGTCTTTTTCAAATTCTAACAAATCATTTTTTATATATGCGTCAATCTTTGGTGGGCTACTATATAATCTTTTAGCACCATATTCTTTTTGCAACCAATCCCAAATAGTATGACCACTATCTTGTATATCTGGATTAGCATAATAATGCTCAGTTATTTTATCCCAATAATTTAAAATTGGTATTCGCTGTTTCATTATGACCACCGCACGGCAAATAATGTTGCTTTTTCGTCATCAACAATTGCAATCGTGCGACAACCACTTCTTAAAAATAATCCCCATTCATCCCCATATTCTGCTTGAATAAAAACTTCGCCGTCTGCATTTCTTTTGTTCAGCCATTTACCGCCTATGCCTATATTTTTCAATAGCCATTTTTCCAACTCATCAAAATTTATGTTATGGTTGAACATTATTTTTTCTGTGTTAAACTCTATCATGACCACCGCACTGCCCAAATTAAAAAATCTTCTTCACTGGCAAATTTAAGTGATACAAATCTTCCTTGGTCTCTGCCTATCTTTATGCCTTGATCTTCATGCCACGCTTCTGCTAATTGAATCAAGTGTTTTGGGTATTTTAGTTTACCATTATATTTTTTTGCAATATAGGTATTACAACGATCAAACTGCCGTGAAACTTGGTTTATATCAACTATCATGCCCACCGCACCAAGAATAATACATATGCTGACTTATCAAAGAAGTAGATGGTCTCCCAACCATAGTAGCCATAAGTGTGTGCGATCAGAGTCTGCTTACACCATGACAGTATCTCATCCATAGGAGCAACACCATTATACCGCCACTCTGTTGCTGGTAGATTATAATCTGCGATCACGCCGCCCACGACATCATGCCCATCGTAACATAAAAAGTGCTAACTGTTCTTCGGTATCAAATCCAAATGCTGGCGTTAGACTTTTATTGGCATACTCATCATACTGCACACCGCAGTTATTTTCCTTACACCATTCTGCAACTTCATCAATTATGCCACCACGCATACCTGTCATGGTATCAACCTCACTAACCCGTATATGAGTCATTGCGGCACGAACATTGTATGGCTTAGGTAACTTTACATCCTGAAAGTAAATGGTATCCTCTGTAATCATTTTGAATGTAAGTTTAAGTGACATATTAACTCCATCGCATTACAAAATGTGTTAAATCTTCTGCTCGTTTGAACTTAAAAACAAACACTGTTGGCTCTAAACTTATAAGTGTAACATTATTTGCTACAATATCGGTAGCTTCCGACCATGTTGTTTTTTCAGGATTGTCAATGTTTTCTGCAACCCATTGTCGTATTTCAAGATATAATTCTTTGATAACAGATACGTGAGCGCCCTCAACAATTGTAACATTAGCCTGATGTTTATACCTGTAATTGACATATTTGGCAATTGCCCACGATTTGCAGTCTTTTAATTTGCTACGCCAGTTATTCCTATGAATATCAAATCCTACTGCAATCATGGCACATACACCGTAGCATACAACCATGATTGCATCAGTTGCGACAACCCAATACGGTATTTCAATTACCAACATTTACCTCAACCACTTCAACACGGTCTTCTGCTTGCATATACCAATCAGGGGCAGTTGGTGCAGTATTAGCGGAATTGATCCGATGAATAGCCGCTTTTGCTTCCTCGTAGGTATCATAATCCCACCGCTCATATTTCTGACCCCAACCACGCTCGGACTCAACGACAAAAATACGATATTGCTTTTTCATTACTCAACTCCAAAATGCTTTTTGATTTGTTTAGAGTAATACAAACCCATGACCTTTTCGATCTGGTTACCTTCGGTGCAAATCTTAACACATTCTTGAACGATCAACTCAGCGAACATTTCCAAATCAATGCTATGAAATGCTACACAATTTTCAGGTTTTTTTTCACCACGATAATAACCATAACTTAATTCATAAGCACCAGCCCGTTCAGCAAGTTCTTTAATTCGCTTGTTCATTGCTTTATCTCCATCACTCTACCACCATTTCCGCATATTCACGCCACTCAACCACTTGACCCTGAAAGTCACGTTCGGCATTCTTTTTGAACTCTTCATCCTCTACCCACAGCAATGCCTTGACCTCATCATCAAACACCTTCTCAACGGTTCGGAATACATCCTCACCAGTGTCATAACAGTGATATCCAATCCAGACTTTCATTACCGTTCTCCATCACCCTACATATACATGATAGCATAAAACCGCCTGTTGTCAAGCGGTTTTATTAAAAAAAATTATGTAATGATTTCAGTGGGTTATTTAACGACGATTACCGCTTGCAGTTTGTTGTTTTGCATCTTTCTTTTGTTGTAAAATTTTTATTTTTTTTCTATACCACGGAATAATGTAGTTTTCGCCAGAGTTAGCAGGTTTACTATTTGTAAATTTTATTGCTTTTGCAAGTGCTTTTTCATAATAATCAATCTTTGCATCAATATCATCGGATTCTCTAACAGCATCTTCTTTTTTCGCAAGTTTTTTGTTCATAGCAGCAAGTTCGTTGTCCATATTACGAACTGGTTTCCAACTTGGTTTGCCACTTACAATATCACGAGTTGTTTGCTTGTCAGTGCCAACTTCTTTACGCCAGTTCTTATAAACTGTGTCGTTGTCTTCTGCTTCGCTAATAATTTCATGCGCTTTCATAATATTGTCCTTGCTGATATTATTTAGTAGTGGGCGATTACTCGCCCACCACACCACGATAATCCCAACGGAATGAACCCCATAGTGAGCGGGCTTCATCTACCTTAGTCTGGCTACCCAAGTGCTTGCGAATGATATCAAGCACCATCTTACGAGTGTCCTTGCCATCAAACTTACCAAACACAATGTTACCAACGAAAGCATCTTGCGCCTTGATGGTAGGAAGCCATTCTAAGGCAAACCGCTTACGATCCATGTCATGTGCTAACACCGTGTCATAGTAATGATCATATGACTTAATAGTTTGAGCAATGCCCATCCAAAAGTCAGTTTCAAATTCTTCAACACGCTTGCGGTCATCATCTAACATGAACGCCTTAGCATCATCCATCTTTTCTTCAACAAGAAGTTCAATAATGTTCTTCTCGTGAAGCAGATTGTCCTTGGTCTTGTGAATACGCAGATACCATTCACCCTTGCACTTGACCATGTGACCATTGTCAAAGCGAACGATGTAACCTTCAATGCCTTCGGCATCCTTAGTTTCATCCATAAGGTGTGACATAGATTGTGCAGAACCCTCATAAGTCTTTACAACTTCTATGTCAAACATCTCGCCATATTCTTGCAACCAACGAAGGCTGAAATACTTGCCGTTTATAGTGTTACGAGCAGCAATCAGCACAAGACGATCTTCTGGATAATCAACCACAATACGCTGCTTGCGAGAACACCATTCAAAGATAGGAGTGAGTCCCAAGTTATTCATCACAATACGAGCAAATTGCTCATACTGTGGATGGCGAGCAACGAACTCTTCTGCTTGCATAGAGACTTCGGTCAAACCCATTTTTGTACCCCAACGGATGCTACCATCAGGCATAGAGACAGGCGTGATCATAGAGCCGTCTAACTTCTCCAAGATAACATGCGGTTGTGAAAAATCAATCGCAGCAAACTGCGTTTCATCACGCTCACCAATGTTGAAGAACTTGTGCAAACGGCGTGACATGATAGAGCCGTCCTTGTGAAACAGCATACCACGACATTCACGGCGGATTGCATCCATCTCAGTTTCAACGAGTGGAAAGGTATCGGTCATGGATACCATGTAGTTGACCACATAGCCCCAATCACGCTCTGCAATGATAAATTCATCACGACCTTCAATAGCAGGACGAACCTGATCAAGGTGGGTGATACGGGGAAATTCGTAGTGCATTTGTCCTACTCCTGTTTATAATTTAATATAACATAGATTTATGGCGTGTCAAGCACTATTTTTAGTAATCTGCCAACTCTTGGTAGGCATCATTTACCTGATTTGAGGTAATTCCAGCGTGTTTATAGCCATTTATGATGGTGGTAACATAGGAATTGGATGGTACACGGTCTTTACCCGCCCATTCACGGGTAGATGGGGTCATATAATAAACCCAAGACTCATACTTTTGACCATCCACAAATACTGGGACAATCTTCCTACCATACATATTTGGATAGCTTTCAATATGGTCAAGATAGCGCAGCATGGCTTCATCTGGAAGTTCCCATAGGACACCATCAACCGTATCGCCGCCGCTTTGAACAACATCAGCAAACTTATAAAATTCAAACTTATAATTCTGTAACTGTCCACGCCCAACAAATTGAGCGCCTTGCATGATGCCAGGATCGGTTAACATACCGTATGCAAAGTAATAGATTGGCTGACCGCCTGCTTCTAGGATAATTTCATTCATTTTCATGCTCAGTTATTTATAAATTGGCGGTTCCAGCAGGACTCGAACCTGCAACAATCCGCTTAGAAGGCGGGTGCTCTCTCCAGTTGAACTATGGAACCATTAGGCCAAATATATCACGCAATTCTTGAAGTGTCAAGTCATTTGCATAATATGTTTTATCACATTTATATATGACACTATCGCGCAATCGCTTTGCACTTAGATCATTGACAACACGAATACTTAAATCATGTTCAATCTTGTCAACCGCATTATGATGACGCTGATCTAACACAAATGCAAGTGGCTTACTAAACCTATAAATCTTGCCTAGATTTGTAGCACGGCTGACAACATAGTTTGTATATCCAACCTGAGATAACCCGTGTTTCCACGGGGTATCTTCAACAAGTTCGCTTTCTCGTATGATTTTAATCTCTGGAATTTCTTCCAAGATTTTTACACATTCTGGTGACTCAACGAGAAATAATATTTTCATAATTTTAATAGCGATAGGTTTCTGACTTGAATGGACCGCTTTGCTTTACACCAATATAATTGGCCTGATCTTCGGTAAGAACAGTAAGTTCTGCTCCAACCTTTGCCAAATGCAACTGCGCTACCTTTTCATCAAGATGCTTTGGTAGCAGATAAATCTCACCAGCATTGTACTGATTATGATTCTTCCACAATTCAATTTGTGCCAATACCTGATTGGTGAAACTGTTGCTCATGATGAAACTAGGATGACCAGTTCCACAACCAAGATTAACCAAGCGTCCCTTTGCCAACACAATAATGTTCTTGCCATCTGGGAATCGCACATTGTCAACCTGTGGCTTAACTTCATCCCACTCGCAATCTGCAATGCCAGCAATATCAATCTCACTATCAAAGTGACCAATGTTGCAAACAATAGCATTGTTACGCATACGAGACATATGCTCACGAGTGATGACACCAATGTTGCCTGTTGCCGTTACAAAGATATCTGCCTTATCAGCAGCATATTCCATAGTAACAACGCGATAGCCTTCCATAGCCGCTTGTAGCGCACAGATAGGATCAACTTCGGTTACCCATACTTGGGCATTGAGCGCACGAAGAGAGGCAGCACTGCCTTTACCGACATCACCAAAGCCGCATACAACCGCAGTCTTGCCAGCAACCATAACATCGGTGGCTCGCTTGATAGCATCTACCAGCGACTCACGGCAACCGTATAGATTATCAAACTTAGATTTGGTTACGCTATCATTGACATTGATTGCTGGAATTTTTAGAGTACCATTGGCAACTCGCTCAACCAACTTATGGATACCAGTGGTAGTTTCTTCTGTAACACCACGAATATCACTTAAAAGTTCTGGATGATAATCATGGATATAAGCAGTCAAATCATGTCCATCATCAAGCAACATGTTAGGAGTCCATCCATCTGGACCACGCAGCGTCTGCTCAATACACCACCAATATTCTTCTTCTGTTTCGCCTTTCCACGCAAACACTGGAACGCCTTGATCTGCTAGCGCAGCGGCAGCATGATCCTGAGTAGAAAAGATATTGCAACTACTCCAACGAACCGAAGCACCAAGTGCAATAAGTGTTTGTACTAGTACAGCAGTTTGAATAGTCATGTGTAGACTGCCAGCAATCCTAGCACCTGCTAGTGGCTGTTGATTTTTATATTCATCACGAATGGCAATAAGACCAGGCATTTCACCTTCGGCAATAGCAATTTCTTTATGACCCCATGCCGCTAGGGAAATATCTGCAACTTTATAATCTGTCATGCTTTCTTTCTTTAAATGTTAATGGCGGACAGGGTGGGATTCGAACCCACGGAACCTTGCGGTTCGCTCAGTTAGCAACCGAGTGCTTTCGGCCTCTCAGCCACCTGTCCGTATATAAGAATGGTAGGCGATGACGGTCTCGAACCGCCGACATTTTGCGTGTAAAGCAAACACTCTACCAACTGAGTTAATCGCCCATTTCTTATTCTCTTAATATACTTAGTTTATTCACTTTTGTCAAGAATTATTTTATATAAAGTTTCTGCCATCATTTCATGACCAATTGCATTTGGGTGACCATCTGGTAATTGATTTGGATAGATAATATCACACATATTCTTAGTATAAAACCACAGATAATTTTCATGATTAATTTGTTTTAATAAATTTTTTATTAATATATCGTCACTTATCTTTTTAGGATGCAATAGTGGCAAGGCATTAAAAAAAAGATAATTTATATTATTTGATTCTAGATAATTTTGAGTTAGAATTAAATTTCGTAAAAATTTAATAAAATAATATTTTTCGTCATAATAACCTTCATAAAATAATTTTATTAATGGGTCGTTATCACGATTATTAATTAACGTTGTAAATGGCGTGTTTGTGCGAGCGTCAATAAATTCAACTCTATTAATATTTGAAATTCCACATATGACTAAACTATCTTTTTTATGATCTGGATTTAATATAAAATAATCAATGATTGAATTAAAAATATGTTCATTTCCCATGCCTTCGTAAGCAAGATTAATAGTAGGTAAGTTTAATTTATTTCCTAATATATGAGGCCAGGCAAGTTGTGGATTATCTAAACAGTATCCGCTTGTAAAACTATCGCCACTTGTTATTATTTTTGAAAACATTCGGTGACCTTTGGCAATACTAAATTAACCCAATCATTATGTGCTTCGCTGCCAGGATGACTGCCATTTTGAGGATATGATTTTCCCCATTCATAAAATGAATTATCTTTGTGCCAATGATTCCAATCTAAATTATATAATCCGCTTTTTAAAACATCAGGTGGTTGTGGCTTGAACAATTCATCACTTGCACTGCAAAAGAAGAATGGAATAGCATGTTGCTTGCAATACATTTCTAAGAACATTATTTCTTTTAATGAATTATAATTATGATAACTGTAGTCGCCTGTTATTTTATAAAGAGCATCGCTGGCTTGCACCATGCCAATTTCAAAAAGTTTATCATGTTGTTCACGAAAAAATTCATATCGTTCTGGATGAATATCTTTTGAAAAATATTCCATTTTTTCTTCAAACGATAATCCATGCCACGCATTTAAATTAATCCAAAAATCATCAACATCAAATCTAGCTGCTTGTACTGAATCATTGACTATGGTGTTATATGGTTTCATATTACGCAATCTGATTTCACTACGATGCGTATAAGTCCACATAACAGCAACACGAATTTCTTCGTTTGGATGTTTATTAATTTCAGCTATTATTCTGCGAGTGATGCTATTATTGCCGCATCCTGGTTTGGCAACGCAAGAATAATCCCAACCATAATGTTGTGCTATTCTTGCGCTCCATGTTAATTGACTTGGCAAATTTACCAGATGATCCATATACTGGTCTGGTAATTCACTTCCCCAAGTAAAACTATCGCCGCCTGCGATTAGTAATGGCATTAAGCCCCCAATACAGACTTAGCTTTTTCCCAATGTGCGGTGCGTTCTTCAAGACCAATAGTACCACCATTGATGATCTTAGTGCAGCGTTCAATATCACCGCTGTCAGCTACTTCGTTGCAACCATTTTGTTGCCAGAACCAACCAGCACTGCGAGCCGCGCCTTCTGGAGTTGCAAGATAATCGCTGTCACTAACAAGGTCTTTGTTAAGTGCTTGCCCACATGCTTCATAGTTGCTTTTGCCAGTCAACTGAACAAGTCCGCGACCACGAAAACGATAACCGTCGCCGCTTGCTTCGTCGCCATTGCCCATGCGAGATGCATAAACACGGTTAGCAATCTTCTCTGGCTGCTTTGCAAAGTCTTCTGGATTTACATCACGAAAATACTTTGGAAAAACCTTAGAAAGAGTTTCTGCCTTATAGTTAAGGTTCTCACTAACAGCACTGAACATGCCGCTTTCATGTCCTACCTGAGCAAGAAACATTGCTTCACGAGCAAGAGAATTTACTTCAAATTCGTTCATTGCTTCATTAAGTGCATCGCTAAACTTTTCAAGGTTTTCTTCTTTTGCTTGTGGGAAAATTTCTTTAAGTTGATCTAAACTTGCCATTTTAAGGCTCCTTTTGTTTTTATACTACTATTTACCATTCCGATTATGACACCTAAATAACTACATGTGTGTAATTGTCGCCAAATATTTTGAAGGAACTGGCTGGATCGGGGTTAAAAACCGTGACCGTAACTATGTTCCTGATCTTTCATTCCGTAAAAAGAAGAATAAAAATACAGAAACTCTTTATTTCTGGGATGATATTACGCAATATTGCGAAGGTATGAATGATAGTGGCGTATGCGTATTAAGTGCTTCACTTATGGTACTAGATGATGAAAAAGAAATCACTGTTCGCACAAAGACGCCATCTAAAGATGGTATAAAAATTAAAAAAGCCCTTACCTTAACTGATGTTAAGGCAGTGGCAATGAGTCTTATTAAGCAGAAACTTCCTGGCTGCACTCTTATATTCAATCAAGAAGAATGTTATCTACTTGAAGGTTCATGGGCACCAGGTGGATATGAAGATAAAGATTACAAGTATAAGATTGAAAAGATTGAACACAATGAAACTGTTGCTAGAACCAATCATGGCGTATGGTTAAAGTGGGCAGGTTATCAATATGGAGCAGACGATAACGAAAGCATGAGTGCTATTAGTTCCCGCAGTCGCTTGCTTATTGCGCAGCATGTTGTTGATAATGCCGAAACGCCAGCGCAACTTATTGACTGGTTAACCAAGAAATATGTTGACAACTGGCAACTTAATGCAATGCGCCTTGCTGATGAAAAGAAGATGATGCGCACCACTGCACAACTTATGCTAGTGCCAAAAGACCTAACAATGTTTGTGCGTCCTATTCAAAGCAATATTAAGTTTAATTTCTGGAAACTTAATGGCGCAAAGGATAACAAAATGTGGGTTGAATTGCTCACCAATCGTGTGTTACGCACTGGTGAAGATGATCCTGCTATTCCAACTAATCTTTCACATATTGAAGATTAAACTGGATGATGGGCTAATCCCCAATCATTATCTTTCCAACGCAAACCAAATAGCACAGCATCTTCGCTATTCTTGAATGACCATTGACTTGTCCAACCATGCTGCTCATTAGCATATGGCCATTGATTTACAGTATAATCAATGCCGTTTTCCAAGCACCAAATAACCATCTGATCAATCCAAAACTGTGCTGCAAATGCGGCATGAGCAGAGGGTAGTGTAATATCAATTTTATAATTTTCAGTCATGATTACTTTTTATGTTGGTGTCCCCTGCCAGACTCGAACTGGCACTCACTGGGAAACAGATTTTAAGTCTGTCGCGGCTACCGATTACGCCAAGGGGACATTATCTTTACTTTACACTAATACTATGTATGCTGTCAATTCTAAAAGAACGCCATTCACCAATATCAGTAACAAAAACTGCGAGTGAAGTATCGCTAACCTTGCGTTCTTTTTTTTCCTCGCCTTCTACTACAAGGGCAGGTGGTAACATAAAAGGATTGAGAGTGCACGGCATTGTGCGCAAGTCGCCATTGACCTTAGTAAAAGTTACTTCGCATACGCCTTCGCGCAACATATCACGCAACATATCAATGCTTGGCTGAACATCGTTATTAAATTCAATATATGCTGTCATTTTACTATTCCATTGTTTTTTAACATTGCGTATATGATAAAGATTGAAACTGCAATCCAAAAATATTTACTACCTAAAATTGCTCCCCACATTTTTGCCTCGGCAGCAGTCATCTTGCGAGGCTTGCGAGTTCTGGTTTTTGTTCCACCGATTGTTTTACTTGTTCGCTTAGTCCATCCGCCACTAGTGATAGTATCACTTACGATTGTCTTGCCGCCACGATTGGTAACGGTATGGCGATTGCCTTTGGTGCCACTACTATAAGAAGTTGTAATGCCGCCGTTGCTATTAAAGGTAGTAGTAGTTCGGCTATTACCACTTTTAGTAGATGTACGCTTAGACCAACCAGCAGCCATATAATATATCCTAATAAAAGATTGGTGGACCGAGTAGGATTCGAACCTACGCTCGCCCCGTTATGAGCAGGGAGCCTTACCGCTTGGCTATCAGTCCATTGTTATAATTTATACTGTTTTATTTAATCTGTCAAGAAAAAGTTTTCGTAATGATTGTTCAAATCGTTTTTCATTTCCTTCAACACGAGCCAAAAACAATTCATAAACGAGCGGGTCATCTTTTTCTGGTTTAAAATTAAGATTGCGTGATTCTATCTCTTCAATGAGTTCGTCATCATCAAACTCACCGATATCATATTCTACTTCTGCGTAATGCGTTCGTGCCATTTTATTTTGCTTTCTTTTGTGATTGTTTGAACATTACATACAAACCAAGTTCACGACCAAAGGCTTCAATCTCCCAAGGACAATCCCAATAGTTCATATCTTCTGGATAATATTCACCACCAAAACGATACATGCGCTTGCGCTCATTGAAACCAAATTTATCTTGGCAATGCTGCTTAACATGTACCATCTCATGGGCGAGCGCCATCAACACCGCTCGCTCGCCCATGTCAGCATCAACAGTGATGGTAAACTGTTTACCATCATCATTGCAGCAATCGGCTTGGTTGCCCTGACTTTTAAGATAACCTTTCTCAAAGTCAAGATAGACATCAACCTTCGCATGGTTCTTCATAAGATAATCGGCATAAAACCCCATAGCTGCCTTGACAGTCTTGGTTGAAACCTTAGATGGCTTGCCAGAAATCGTGAGAAACATGCGAAATCTCCATTGCTTATATTCTCAATATAACATGTTTTTAGGGATTGTCAAGCATTATTATTTCATCAAATCCCTCAGAAAGCTGAGGCATTTCAAGATGTTGAATCATGCTTGCCATAACATCCTTTGGGATGCTCTTGCCCACACGAGAATCAAGACGGCGTTGCAATTCGTCCTCATCTGGCGTAGGAAAGAATACACATACCTTTACCCATTCCTTTGGCAACCGTCCCAACTTGATCTTGCGACCCTTGGCAGTGGTGTTAGTCTGATCCCAGATAAGCGTCTTGTCCAGATTAATAGCAGTCTGTACCTGAGAGTCACAGAACTTTTGTGCATATCCGATTGCCTGGCTAAACATCTCATTATAGGTCTTGCCAGCCTTTGCTGCTACCGTATCAATATACGCATCGCTAGATGCAATGATAGCATCTTCAAACTTCTGGTTAGCAACCCAAGTTGACTTGCCAGAACCTGGTACGCCTACTAACATATAAACCTTGCTCATTTTACACCTATCATTTCAACTTCTGCTTCTGTTTCAATCCAGAGTTTAGCACCACATTTGCGTGGTTTGTCTGGACTATATACCATACGAGATGGGCCTTTGATATCTACTTCCATGCAGTATGTTACCACACCATTCTGTTCAACACGAACAACAGGCTCACTTCTGCCATGCTTGGCATTTGCCTGTATGATGCCTCTGTTGATGTGTATAATGGTTGTCATATCAAACTCTTCAAATCGCTTGCCGTTGGCATCGCATCGCCAAATCTCATATAATAGAATACCATATCCTGCTCATCTGTCAAGAGCAAATATACACCATCGTGATTTGCCCAATAAGCATAGTGTCCTACCATATTTTCCTGCAACCATTTTTCAAGCGGTCTAGCATATTTTTTAAATAATCTGTCATATACTTCATTAGAATCTTTGCAATTTTTTAATTCACTTGTAAACCAAGTTTCATAGAGAGTTTGCCACTTCATAAACATTGGATCATGATAACCGCCATTGCAGCAAAGATTGCGTGTTGTATTTCCTCGTGAAGGCGAAATTTTCTTAGCGACATCACGAGCAAAATACGATATTACCTTCTGCCGCCCCCAATTTCGCCAAGCAATTACGCCCCACAATCCAAGTATGATCAAGGCATAGAATAAGAGAATAATGTTTGATAACATATCCATTATTCCTTACTCATAGCCTTGTCATATCCTTTACGAATTTTGGCAATAGTTCCACCAACATCCTCTGGCCACCAAGTAATCCAAATGACAAACATGAATGCAAGAAAGTCAATCATTAGAAATCTCCTGGTGCTACCTGTAAAACACGAACGCCATGTGCACGAATGGCATCAACAACCTGATTACGGTCATCAACCCACAGCCAAGGTTCGCCATAATCCTTGCGGATTTCTTCAAGCAATTCTACCTTGACGATGCTATCCTTGCGATAGTCCCTTTCCTTGCGCATGTAAAGAGCATCAAAATGGATGAAATTATCATCTAACCATTTTTCTGTAACTTCTCGTGTTTCTTCTCCACGCCCAGAACAAAAGATAATACGAGTATTAGCACGGTTATGAACACTGTCTAACAGCCACTTAATATCTTCATGCACCGTATCATTCGCCATAGCAGCGTTCCAAGCAGCCCAGTTCTTTGGCCTGCTTGCGACCCAATGCTTGCGATGTTCAGTGTTGGCAATCGTGCCATCAATGTCACATACGATAATCTTGTTCATCTTTTCTTAACTTTCTTTATCTTGTTATAAATGCGTTCAATGCCAGCAAGGTCAGGATGTTTGTGTATCCATTGTCCTGTATCAGGTTCAAATTCTTTTTGGAAGAACGCATCCATTACCTCGTTATCAGTGGATACATTCTTGTCAATTTGTAGCGCCAGTTTATCAAAGTCGCCATCACTCATAATACTGTCGCTGTGTACCTCATATGCATAAGCAGCAACCGATAGCTTGATGCGGCGGTGTCGTTCAACCTCTACTGGACTGCCCCAACTCATTTCATCCATTCCTTATGATACTTGCAAAGTGTCTCAATGAGAGGATGAGAAAGTTCACCGTTTTTCAGCAGCCCGTCCATATATGATTCATAGACAAGGTTTTTCTTGTCACAATATAGCGATACAATAAAACGAAGTTTGTCCATGTCAAATTCTCCTTATAACCCAATATAACACAGGATTTTAAGGTGTCAAGAGAAATATTATATTATTTTGCCAACCTGATCTTTGAAATATTTGTACATATTTTCGCCAAATGTCCAACGAGCATCTTCAAGTTCTAGTTGAAGTTCTCGGTGTAAGTCCTTGGAATCTTTAATTAATTCTTGATTCTTAGATATTAAACAATCTAATCTAGTTAACTGATCTTCTAAACTATATCCATCTATTGCATCATATTCGGTATTACTGAACCGATTAATATCTATATCATAAAACCGCTGAACATATTGCAATATCTTAGGGCGACCATATGTTAAGAACATTCGTCCTAGTAAGATTGGCCATATGCTTTTCTCAGTAGCAAACAACTTAATCATAACAGTTTCAGCATTAATCATTAGCGGAATACTTGGATAATATTCATTAATTTGTAGGTAATTCTCTACATTACTGCTAATCCAAATACCATTTCTTTGCTTTTGTGCCGCCATCTTTTGATATAAAGGATTCCATTCAGTATAGGGAGGAATTGGATTGACGCTGCAAACATCCGTCAAGTCTAAGGGAATGTCACTTAATTTTGAGGCAGTATTAATTCCATATTGCGTTAGATTATATTTCTTTAATTCTCGTATTACTTGGAACTTATGTGGATACCAAGCATTTCCTATCATACTCAAATAGCTTTTATCATAGCTAAATTGATTTGGTGCAGTATCTGCTACCCGATAATAAGTTAAGCAATCGTTAAGCAACCACCAAGGCAATTCAATAATCTTTATTTTAAGTAAATGATAACTTTGCCATAGATGTTCTGTAGTATAAACATCGCTTGCATTAGGTTCTAAATTAGTGATCCAATATACAGGATCGTTCGTATACTTGTTTAATATAATTTCTAATTGTAGATTTCTTAGAAATACTATATTTTCATCCCATGGTACTATACAAACTATTTTGCCATTGGCTAATGCCTGTTGTATTTGTGGCTCTAACCAGTCATAATTTTCCAAGTCATGATCAACAAAATTAGGTTCATGATTGTTAAATCTAAGATAAATGAACTCTATATCTGGTCGGAAATGTTCAAGCAAACCCAACGTATAGTATCCCCATCGCATAGGATATTGGGTTATATCTAGGTTGTTAAAATCTGGCAGCATTTTTTATTTAATTTCACTTGACACGCCGCCCAAATATGTTATTATAGGCTATTATCAATGGAGAAATTACCATGAGCAACCAACGTGCAGGCAAAACCCATTCGGCAGCCCTTGTTGACGGCGACAAGATTTCCCTTACATCTATTATCAAGTTCTTGAAAGATGCCAAGACCGATCTTGAAAAAAGTGGCGAGGAAGATGCTGCCCTTCGCTTTGAAATCCTTGCAGATTATCTTGTAGAAGACTATCGTGGCGGTGGTTTCAAATATTCTAGCAAGATGATTGGTTTGTAATAACTACAATATGACCGATTGCAAACCAATTAAGCGTTGCCTATGTTGCGGCAATATCAATCTTAAACTTACATTAGATTTAGGTTCTCAGCCGCTTGCCAACAGTTTTAAGGCAACGGCTGTGGAGCCTGAAAACACTTATCCACTTGCGGTTAATTATTGTAGTGACTGTTCGCACCTACAATTAACCCATGCTGTTGATGCAAATATTATCTTCAAGAATTATCTTTATGTGAGTGGCACAAGTCTCACGATGCAGAATTATTTTGCATGGTTTGCAGATTTTGTCATGGAATATTTTCCAGATGTTAAGCCTCGCAGAGTGCTAGAAATTGGTTGCAATGATGGTACGCAGCTAAACTATTTCAAGAAGCATGGATTAGAAACCATCGGCATTGATCCTGCTGAAAACATCTATCCAATCTCTTCCAAGAACCATAAAATTATTTGTGATTTCTTGACACCAGAAGCCTTGCTCAAAATAGATAAGACACCTGATATCATCTATGCACAGAATGTATTTGCGCATCAAGATGATCCAGAAATGTTCTTAAAATTATGTCGCAATATTATGAATGCTAACACGCTCTTATTCATTCAGAATAGTCAAAGCGATATGATTCAGAATAATGAATTTGATACAATCTATCATGAGCATCGCAATTTCTTCTCTGTCAAGAGTTTGTATACACTTGCTAGCAGTGTTGGCTTGAATATGATTGACGTGTTCAAAGGAACTATTCATGGTGGCAGCAACATCTTTGTGTTCTCTATTGACCAACATAGTCCTGCTCGTATTCAGGCATATCTTGATTGGGAAGCTATTCAAGGATTGCACAATTATGCAACTTATAAAGAATGGGCAGACGGAGCAAGACGCACGGTCAATGACCTTTCAATGGTGCTAGATGGGCAACGCAAGGCTCACCAGCGGCTAATAGTAGGCTATGGAGCACCTGCGAAGGGTAACACGCTGCTTAACTTTGGAAACATCAATATGGACTTTATTATTGATGATAATCCGTTGAAGCAAGGCAAGTTCTCACCAGGCATGAGCATCCCTGTTGTTACAATTGATGAATTAAAGAAGTATCCTGATCGTGAAATTTGTTTTGTGCCACTTGCATGGAACTTCTTTGACGAGATTGTTGGTCGCATCAAGAAAGTGCGCAACAATAAAGGCGACGTATTTGTGAGATATTTTCCAAACATCCAAATACAATAAATATCTTTATGCGATTCAAACAGTTTAAACCATTATTAATTGAAAGCGGAAATGTATTTCCAGGCACATCTTCTTTTGACCAAGCAATACTTCCCGAAGTATTGACTACGGTTAATAATGCGCTATCCAAGACTGGACTTAAAGTTATTCCAATTGGAAGTGGTGCTAATCCTGTTAAAGGAAAGATGAGTGGCGATTATGATGTAATGACTGATGAAGGTGCGCTTATGGCGTTCTTTCAGACAAATGACGCCAAAGAAGCCAGACGCAAACTTGCTGACTATTTTAAGAGTCTTGGATTTGACGCAGCACAGACTGGCGTTATTGTTCATGTCCTTGTTCCAATGGGAAAAGTCAATGTACAAACTGATATTATGGTGGCACCAAATGCAGAGGCTGTAAGTCGTTTCCATCAGCACTCTTTGCCGCAAAATAGTCCATATAAAGGCACTGACAAGATCATCGTTATGAGTAGTCTTGCCAAGCTAAAAAATATGATGTGGAGTCCATATCAAGGATTATTCGCTCGCAAGCCTGATGGTAAAAAAGGCGATCTTATATCACAGAATATTGATGATGTTGCAAAGACCTTAATTGGACCAAATGCAAGTGGCAAAGACCTTGGCAGCGTAGAATCTATCTATGCTAAACTTGCTCCAGATGTTAAAGAAAAGCTTAATGCAGCCCTAGCAAATGATGCTGTATGGATGCAACGTAGGTCTGAACAGAAATGAGAGCATTAGAGTTCATTGCAGAAGCTAAAGGAATCTTTGGTCGCAAGCATGGCGATACCTATGTTAATGATAATGGGCTAACTGCAACATTTAATTATGCTGAAATGTACCCTGATACAAAACCAAACAATGCATACAAAGATCATGAAACAACCTTAGAAGCAATCAATCGTATTCAAATTAGAACAGGCAAAGAAATTACTTGGGTAAATGTTGGGAAGCCAATCAATAATGCTTTTGCTATTGCGTTTATGGATACTGATGACGGTGATATTATGTTATGGGGACGTTGGTACAAATCTGTTCCAAATAATGTTATTAGCAGTTGGGCAAATAAAGAATTGCCTAAAGGTTGGGTATGGAGCAGCAAAACTTCGGAAAAATCACGCAGTGGCATGACTCCACAAGATTTGATTAAAAGCGAAAACAAATTTACAGGTGCAGACGAACTTCTTCAAGCTATTGAAAACAATGGCGCAAGTCCTGAAATTATGGAAGGATTGCGCATGGTTGCTGGCGGAGCAAGAGTTGCTGTGTTTAAAGGACTTGGCGATAAGCTATCTAGTGTACGTGACCATCTTGGTGAAATCATTAGTCCACTCGCGCTGATGAGTGGCGTGATTAAAGATACTAATGCAATCAATGCCAAAACAGATATTTTAAAAGCTGATTATAATCGCTGTGCTGTATGGTTCCCACAAAGTAAAAGTAATAATTTAATTGACAGTGAGTTTGTTGCGCCAGATGGACATACGCTAGGAGTTAGCACCAAGGGAAATAACGGTGCCAAAGCTAGTGTCAAGAATATTTGGGATGCAATGAATGAAGATAAAAATGCTTCATTAAAAAGAAAATATAAACATGCTGTTAGTATTATTGAAACGATTGCCAACGAAGGTCAAAAGATGGGACCGCTTGTACTTGGTGAACGCATGGGCATTATTGACAAATATTTAAAAGATGAAATTTTACATCATGTTGATAGTAAAACTAATAAACCAGAAGAAATGAGTGAAAATGCTAAAAAATTATTCATTGCATTTGGCAGCAGGGCTAGCAGTCCTGGTTATAATATTGGCTTAGTATTGCTTGCAAACTGTGCAAAGAAAGTTGCTGAAAAACTTAATGATGATAATAAGTTTCAAGAAGCTTGTCGCGCTTTCTTAAACCAAGCAAGTATCATTCAAGTATATACTGATGCTAAGGTTGTTGATGGTGATGTTCATATTACAGGATTTAGAACCGTATATCCACCAAACTTTGATGGAAAAGTAATAATCGATGCTGGTAAAAATTATACCAGCACCGCTATTAAGGGTAAGTTCTCATTTGATATTGGCAAAGGTGCCAGTTAAGCATCACGTGAAATATAGTGATGACGAATCTTCTGAGGCTTGAAATACTTTTCCACAGTAGAGAACACTAGTTCATTCTCAAATGGCTTGCATGAGAATACGTCAATATAAAAATTTCCATCATTGTCACAGAAGTGACCAGTGATGTTTGAAGTCTCAATCATCTGGCAAAGACTGTAACCAGCCTTATCTGCCGCATGAGTTGCGAAACGTTCAATCCAAGGTTCGCCAAATGCTGTCATATCAATGACAACAACTAGTTCCTTAATAAAGTTATAGATATTTTCTTTTGATCCGATAAGTTCCTTATCGCCAGCGGTGCAGTCTAGTAGTAGATGGTAACCCCAAGTTTTGCTCATGCCAGTTTTTCCTTTGTTGATAGCAGTTTAGAGAATTATTTATTTGGATATGCGCCCAACTTGTGAAAACACTGAGTTAAGCGTTGCACCTGATTAAGACAATCCCACAGCGCATGGTGCTTGCTATTTTGTGGAATAAAATGATCTGGAACTAGTTTATAAATGGTGCGAGCATCTAGCACTTGCCAAAATTGCCAAGAGTTATTATAACCTAATTGACGATTGCAACTTTCAAGGATACTAAAATCAAATTGGACGCCATTTGCCCAATAACGATCTGCTCCTTGCGCCCAATGGTTGAATGATTTCATGGCATCAGCAAGCGGCAACCTATCAGTAGGAGCAAATGCTTCTACCTTTGCTTCCTCATTTTGCCTTGACCACCATTGAACAGTATCTTCGTCAATCTGGCGATTTTGGTTATCTACATCTACGCGACAATAGAAAAAATCTAAATCGCGTGGATCAGCAATCATACTGTAGTCACCCATACGGTCAAAGGTAACGCCAGCAATGGTTAAAACGGTGGCATCAGGCGTTTTGCCCAATGTCTCAATATCGATCATCATGTCTCTGTGTTTCATAGTCCTAATATACACTAAAATAACGCATTGTCAAGCTATTTTTTTATTAAAGAATGGTAAATATAGTTAGTAAGTTTTTGGAGTTCTATATCGTGTCTACTCAAGAATGGCAATGCATTAAGAATAATGTTCCTAATTTTATATTATGGCCTGAGTTTTTATATGGTTGCTTATTTGGGTCTATTAGTGGTGTAATACTCCTTGAAGCGATATTAAAGATTATAATTCAATAAATTGGAAGTCGTAAATGGACTTTTTAAAATTAGTTGGTGAAGTTGGATTCCCTATTGCAGCCGCCTGTGCAGGCGGTTATTTTGTTTTTTTAACCCTAAAATTTATTCTTGCTGGCGTTACTAGTTCTGTGAATGGTATCAAAGGTATCATTATGGCACTTGATAACCGTGTAAAGACGATGAACCACGATGTTATTAGAATTGATACACTTATGAGTAATGCACTTGGTGTACGCCCAGATTTAGATCGTATTGCTCGTGCAGACGGAAAGAATGACGCAAGGAGAGACTAAATGATTGAATATTTTGTAGTAGCAAGTCTGCTTATTCAAATGGCAGTAATTGTTTATGCAGGTAAAGATTATCTTTTGAGAATAGCATGAAATACTTGATATTAGCAACAATACTGTTATCATCTACGTCAGTAATTGCAGCTAATCATCATTTGAACGGAAGGCATATTCCAATAGATCATACAATGCGACGAATTGGCGTACCAATACCAATTGATCCAGTTCCAATATGGAACCATCATAGGCATCATCCGCCTATCTGGACAACATGTATGAATGGCAACGGAATGTGCCGTGTTAATATAGACCCATTACCAATAACGGAGAATTAAAATGAAGAAAGTATTATTAATCGCAACAGTTATGGCATTTGCTTCAACTGGATTTGCAAGTTCAGCATTTGCTGGTAGCTGTGATCCTGTATCAAATGCAAAGGCTTGTAAAAGTGTAGTGCATCACAAGGCACCAAAGGCAGTAAAGAAAACAACTGCTCCTGTTTGCAAGCTAAAAAATAAAAAGAAATGCCCTAAGAAATAATTAACCTTTTGTTAAATATTTGGTGGTAGCATGATGAAGTGGAACATAAACAGTATCAGTATCTAGTAGAAGAACGCCACCATGTGATTAGTGGCTACAGGTACTATACTGTTTATTTTCAGCACAGATTAATAATTATTACCAAAAATAAAAGAATAGTAGACGAATATATAGAATTAAACAAGCAGATCAAAGAGAAATAATGGAAGTTGGATTAGCAGACGCAATTAACAAATATGGATTTCCTATCATTGCCGCAGCAGGCATGGGATATTTCATTTATTTCGTGTGGGTATGGGCTACAACGGAAGTAAAACCTGTGTTGGGCGAAGCCAATACGGTATTGATTGGTCTTATTGATCGTATTCGTATGTTAGATAATGATTTAATTCGTCTTAACCAAAAGTTAAACATAGTACTAATGCTGCGCGGTAAAGAAATTGAAAGCCAACGCCATCTTGATGATGCAGTGGCAGATGTTGCTGCCAAAGCAAAAGAAGAAGAAGTTCAACGCACTCTTAAACGAGCAAATAAAAAGATACCAGGCGACGGTTAATTACTTGGTGTTGGTTCTGAAAACACCATCCCAATCTTTACCTGGTGGGTTAGTAGCCATCTCCATACAGCGTTCAATCCACATCTCATAGTAGCCATCCATCTGCCCGTCAAATGAACCTATTAATGCTTTACATGCACTGGCAGCAGTTTTAAACTTTTGTGAACGATAATCATCCATCATATTAAGATGACGAACCTTGTCAGCAGCATATTGATGCGCATTACTACGAACTTCTAGCACGGTATTAATATTCACGCCTTCTTTTTTGCCCTTGACTGCAATGCAATCTAGCGGTAGCGTAAAGTAATCGCTCTTGACATACTCATTAGTCTTATCGCCAATCACCATAGCAACATGATATGGTTTACTTTGTCCTTCTAGTCTTGATGCAAGATTGACACTATCCCCAAGACAAGTGTAATCAAAACGTTGGCTACTACCCATATTTCCAACGACAACAGTACCAGTGTTAATGCCCAATCCCATACCGAACGGCGGAACACCCTCAAGCGCAACTTCTCTATTAAATGCATCTAAACTTCCTAACATTTGCATTGCTGTTTTTACTGCGTTCTTTGCATGGTCAGCATCATCAAGTGGTGCGTTCCAAAATGCCATCTGAGCATCACCAATATACTTGTCAAGTGTGCCTTCATTTTCTAATATTTTTGCTGTCATCGCTGTCATATAGCGATTCATGATCTTGGTTAGCCCCTGAACGTCGCTTCCATAATGCTCGCTAATAGAAGTAAAGCCCCTAACATCTGTAAACATGATAGATAACTCACGGCTTTCTCCCCCAAGTGCCAATAGTTCTGGATTCTTTTGCAGTTTCTCAACCATTGCTGGTGAAAGATAAGTTCCAAACTGTTTCTTTATTTGTTGTTTCTGTAAGAACTCAGAAACAAACTTAACTCCATACGCATGTAACGCTACTAATATAATTGTAACAGTAAATGCAGTAGCGTCAAACAGATAAAGGTTGCTGCTAAATTCGTACATGCTACCACCAATACCAGCAGCAACAAGTAATACGATAGTTGATAATCCGACATATACCCACCTTGATAAAAACAATAATAATAGACCGCCGATAATGATAGCAGCAAGTTCTGCTCCTTCTGCATAATCTGGTCTAGAAATATTTACCTTGTTTGCCAAAGTAGCGATTACGGTGGCTTGGATATCTTGTGGGTATACTGCGCCAATGGCAGTTGGAACAGGATTAGCAATGCCAGCAGCCGATGTTCCAACAATAACAACGGCACCATCAAAGTTTTGTGGCATATTCATAAGACTTACTTGCTTATGCTGTTGACTTAAATCAATCCATACACGACCAAGTTGGTCAGTAGTGAATATAGATTTGCCCATGCCCATCTTATCAATGCCGATTTCACTTAGTTTAACCTTAAAGTTCTTTTCATTTGTTAAGACACGAAGTGTCTCAATGCCAATAGTTGGATAAAGTTTGCCGCCACTGCCCACAAGCAGTGGAATACGACGATTTACACCATCTATTTCAGGATATACATTAGTAGTTCCGACACCGATAGCGGCGTTTTCTAGTTCTGGAATGTTGGCAATAATGCCAGGATAGTTATAAATTCTATCAATAAAATTAGAGTTAACAATAGCGGCACCATTAGGACGAGGCGTATTTTTGTTGACGCTACTTGGAATATTTGAAAGAATCACAGGATGTTGCTTGAGAGTATCTGCTAACACTGCATCGCCGCCTTGACGATCCGATTCTGGCATTAGCACTGTCCATACTACAAGACTTGCGCCACGAGAATAGATATCTTTAATTATATCCGCATATATCTGTCTATTAAACGGCCACTGACCATACTTGTCAAGTGCTGCTTCATCAATGTTTACTGTATAAATTGGGTTATCAGTAGGAGCCTTGCTTGTAATAAGAGTATCAAAATATCGTAGTTTAATACTTTCAACGAAGGTAGGTGATGAAATCTTAATGGCAACTAAAATTGCTAATGTGATGAGCGCAGTCCACGGCGATAATAAAATTTTTTTCATGAATATATTTACCCATGAAAAACCCCGCAAATTTCTTTGCGGGGTGTGAATATTCAGTGTTGAAAAAAGTTCAATGAGCACTTAAAACTTTAGCAGCGAGACTGTTCGGTTTTAAATTCATTGTTTTTTCCATCAATGTATAATCATCAAATTTGAAACTTGGATGTAGAGTTCCATTATAGGCAGTGAAGAAATTCTCGTGAGCACCTTCCCAACGATCACTTGCGATACCAAAACGCAAACCCCATTGCTTAGTTGGGTCATCCATGTACTGACCAATGTAGTACATAAGGAAATCCATCTGCGGAATACGGCTTTCGTATGTCGTTAGGCCAGCCATGTTCTTTAGCCAAGGTTCGGCATTGCCGTTCTTCACTCTCATGTTTGAGAGACGAGTATATTCCAACGCAATGATATCTGCTGCATCGCCCTTGTCTGCTGCGATGACAAACTTAAGGTCGCTGGCAGTTATCTTTGATAGTTTCTCTATCAAAGCATGAAGATTTGCATTAGTTGGATTTAACCGCAGTGCAAGAAGAATAGCAGAATGAATTGGAGCAGAACTAATGCCCTTCATTGCTGGATTCCAAATACTGTTTTCACCACTCATCGGGATCAAATCAGTAATCATAACACCTTCAAGATTCATTTGGAACTGTTCCAAAAGAGTCTTAGTAGGAGTCTTGGGAGTCATACTTGCCCATGCAAGCGCCTGAGAAAAATTGCCCTTACGCAAAGTAGCTGAACGAGGTTCAAACTTAAATCTACGAAGAAAACCTTGCAATTGTTCTGAGATAGTTTCAGCACTCTTAGCATTGTTGTACATCTTATACGAGAAGTCAACATCTTCAATGCTAGTCAAGTAATGAATTCGTCCAGTAAGACCGTTATTGTGCAATACTGCCTTATCTGGGTTAGTCTTCCAGAAGTGCTGACGAGTATTGCCATCAATGATGTACAAGTCGCCCTTTCTGTACTGATATTGTGTTTCAGGATCAATAAAATCCTTGATAACAACGCCAAGTGCAAACTCAGTCATGGTATGCAATTGGTTTTTGGCATAAACAGAATTAAATGTCTTCTGCATCTTGCCAATGCGATTCTCACTATCGCGATTAACTGGAATCGGAGATAGATGTAGAAATTTGTTCATCGGAATGTTGATGTAATCGTGATCGCCATTCTTTAAAACAGGATAGTTCTGAAATAAAGGGTTTACTGTAATGAAATGATTCATTGTTTCTCTTTCTTGGGTTGTATCAACTCGTTAGTTGATAATATTAATATACCAAAGAAATAGTAGTTATGCAATATATTTTTTAATTTATTTTAAGAAATTTTAAAAGAAATATATTCAACAATAGCGGTGGCAATATCTACGCCACAATATTTCTCAAACCCTTCAAAGCCAGGTGCCGAATTTGCTTCGCAGACTTTGTATCCATCTTCGTCAAATAGCAAATCAATGCCAGCAATATCAAGCCCAAGACATTTGGCAGTTTCGCGACATAGCAAATCCATTTCTGGAGTAACAGGAAATGGTTCGCCTGTTCCACCATTAGTAATATTAGCACGAAAATCGCCTTCTGGACCAATGCGCTTCATTGCGCCAATGGTCTTACCGCCAACTACCCATACACGAAGGTCAGTGCCAGCCGCTGCATTAACAAACTCTTGGACGATCATGGTTTTTTTGACACCAAGATTATCTACCAAGTCCATTAGATTCTCAAATAGTTCTTTGGTTTGGCAAAGATGAACGCCTTTGCCATGTGAACCTTGCAGCACCTTAACAACGCATGGAAATCCTATTTCTTGTTCAACAACTTTGCTGCTCACGGGAAACTTAACCAACATTGTCTTTGGTGTTGGGATATTGTTTTGTGCTAGGATTTGATGCGCTAACAGTTTATCTTTAACATTGGCAATTGCTTCACTGCTATTGATAGTTGGCACACTAAACTTTTCTAACTGGCGCATAACCGCACTGCTGAAATAGTTTGTTCCGCTACCAGTTCTGGTTAGCACAAGTTTAGGCATAGAAATGCTTGTGCCTTGATAGCGAATACTTTTTGAACGACTGCGATTAACAATGATATCAAAGTCGTCAGGATGAACGAGTTTAGTATCAATGCTCTTTGCAGCAAAACACTCTAACAAACGAGTGTTTTCATAACTTTCACGGTGTTGACTTAATATCCAGATGGTGCTCATGATTGTAGTTATTTAACGAACAATTTGTCGTAAATTAGTCACAAAACTTTCTGTGCATTTGCCCCAAGTATAATCTTTGCTCGCCTTAAAAACATTTTTACGCTTGCATTTAAGTGCTTGTTCAACTGCGGTTTCTAAATCATCATCCATATAACCGTTAACGCCATTAACAATGATATCAGTTGGTCCAGTGACAGGATAGGCTGCGATAGGAGTGCCACAAGCCATTGCTTCTAACATTACAACGCCAAATGTATCAGTCTTACTTGGAAATACAAATACATCAGCACTGGCAAAATATTCTGCTAGCTGAACACCACTTTTATAACCAGCATATTCAATATTCGGATATTTTCTTTTAAGTTCTGCAAGATATGGTCCATCGCCTACTAGTATCTTGGTGCCATCTACTTTCAATGAGCAAAAATCATCTAGACCTTTTTCAATGCTTGCGCGACTTACACATAGGATAGTAGGTTTCTTGCCAACATTAATTTTTCTGCGTTGCGGATTATATAATTCAGTATTAACTCCACGATTCCATACTGCTAATCGTTCAAAACCACGCTCGCTTAATTCACGCATCATTGTATCATTAGTAACCAATACCTTTGTAGAGAACTTATGAAACCAACGAATAAACCAGTATCCCCAATCAACAGGAATACCAAGATATCTATTAAAATATTCTGGAAACTTAGTATGATAAGATGTATTATGTGGAATACTGCGCTTTTCTACCTTACAATACCAACGAGCGGCAAAGCCTAGTGGACCTTCTGTGGCAATATGAATAGCATCTGGCTTGAACGCTTCTATCATAGGACCAACTCGCCAGATATTCCATGCTAATTTAATTTCATTATAACCTGGCGCTGGCAAAGTTTTGAACTGACTTGGTTCAATAACCTGAACCTCATGTCCAAGCTGTTCTAATTCTTTTACGGTATTAACAAGAGTAGTTACAACGCCGTTTACGCTTGGTGCATAGGTATCAGTTACTAAGGTTATTTTCATTATCTGCCCACTTTATAATTTTCCATTCACCGTCCATAGTTTCAACTAACGCAGTGCAGCTTTCTACCCAATCGCCGCTATTCATATAAGTGGTGCTACCAATTTGACGAATATTTGCATGATGAATATGTCCGCATATAATTCCATCTACGCCTTTGCTGTGAGCATAAGCCGAAAGATTTTCTTCATAATCGCCAATAAAATTTACTGCTTGTTTTACTTTATATTTTGCCCATGCGCTTAAACTCCATAGTGGCATACCAAGCATCTTACGAATACGAGATACAACTACATTGACCGCAATTAGCGCATCATATGCCCAACTGCCAACATGCGCAAGCCATTTCATATTCTTGACAACCACATCAAATTGATCGCCATGCATGACCATATATTGCTTACCATTGATACCAGTATGAATACAAGTATCAACTAATATAATGTTACCAAACTCATGGTCGCCAAAACTGCGTAAAAACTCATCATGATTGCCTGGCAAATAGGTAACAGTTGTTCCCTTACGAGCCAAACGCATAAGTTTTTGGATAACATCGTTATGTGCTTGGGGCCAATAAAATGATTTATGCATTGCCCAACCATCAATGATATCACCTACAAGATATAATTGTTCACATTCAAAGGTTTTAATAAATTCAAGCAGAGCCGTAGGTTGGCTCATCTTTGTGCCTAAATGAACATCGCTAATAAAAACTGATTTATATTGATTCATTGGGTATATTTAGAAAGCGGTGCGGGTAGGATTTATATACCTACAATTTTAAATGGTATTATATAAAGCAGAAGGGCTTATCTTCCCGTGCTAGCTAGTTCGTCGTTCTATTCCCATTCGTCCCCGTATCTAGGGCTGTGTGTCCTTTCCACGCCGCCGCACCTAACTCTTACTTAACCTTGACTAACAAAGTCATTTAGAACTTTTGCTTTTTCAACAATCTGTTCCATTGTATAAATTGGCGGAAGTTCAGGTTCTGGTATAATTTCATTACTGCTAATTGCCACAACTGTTTTGTTGTTCCAATCAGTGCGAATCATATCACATTTTTTTTGGTATTCTGTATCAAGTGTGGTTTGTGCCATTTTAAGCATTTCAAGACGAATCATATAAGCGTTTGACATTATAATCTCCTTTGTGTGTTTGTGTGTAATGTCTGCCTACTGTTGTAAGCAAGTATACTTAACCACACTTTATGGAGCAATGCAATTTTAATTTAATGGTATTACTTTATCAGTGCCAAGAATCTGCGCAGTAAACTTACAAGCACGAGGATTAATAATATTCACTTCTTTTTCTTCTGGATTACCACGAACATCCACACTTAAATTATCAATATTGTTTGGTGGAGTTTCAGCAGTAAGTAAAACATAAACTTCTTTACCTTCACTATAGTATCTACCAGTGCCTTCAATATAGTCATCTATAACACCACGATCAACAGTCCAGTGTGAACCTAAATCTGTGCGATTCAAGTCTTCAAATTTCTTCAAAAATACTACACGGTATAGCACACCACCATGTTGTATTATAGCATCAACTAAATTACTATAATCGTGAATTTCAACTGCGCCACGACGACTATCGCCATAGTAATCTATCCAAAACTTTAATGCTTCTGTATAATATTTTGGATCAATCAGCCTATTGTTTTTTTCTTTTGCAGGTGATGGTAGCGTCTTAAAATATTCCCATGTATTAGCATCACGAACAACACTAAACTCTTCTGGCTTGGCACCGCTATTTTTTATGGCATAATCAATGCGAAATTTTGTATACCAATCCACTGCTTCATCATATGAATCAAAAAACTTTGCATTATCGTGCATATCGTTTGGCTTGCCATTACGAAATAATTCATAATAGCCTGGTCCAGTTTTTTGTGGTTTGGTTTCTATTTCACTTATGCGCATACTATATTTAATGTTTTGTGTAACTGTATCCAGAACAAGGCGGCGTTAAACATTGAATACTCATGCTTCCACTATCGGGCGTAAGTGGGTTATCTTGCACAACAGTTGCGCCAATTCCACTGCCGCTTAAATTAAGAACAAAACTTTTATTAGCATCACCAGTTTGTGTAATAGTAGCCACATTATTATTATTTGGTGTTGAAGCATCTAAGTTAATAGCAGCAGTATGAGTTCCACTGCCATTTTGTAATATAGTAAGCGTATTATTACTATTGTTTGCCGCATTGGTATTAGTTGCGAGAGTTCCGTCTGTATTCATTCCTGTTGGCGGAGTTCCTATAAATGCCTGATGGTTTCCGCTACCTTCTTGCACAATAGTTAGATTATTGTCATCGCCTTGATTAAGAACAGTTGCTTGTGGATTGCCACTTGCAACCTGTTCAACAAATATATTATTTCCATTGCCAACTTGGTCAATATAAACACTGCCAGCATAACATGGAGTTGATATAAAGAGTATGCACAATAATTTTTTCATTGGGTTTGGGTAATCCTTATAATTGAACCGCCTTGGTGTTGAACATCTTGCTGCAAACTCGTGCCTTCTTGCGTTAACATAAGACTAGTTGGTTGGTCTTTATCAACGGTTAATTGCGCATAACTGTTTGTCCCATATCTATAAAGCGTAAGACTAGAATCAATCAAGTAATATTTTAATCCTGCTTGTTTGTTTTTGTCATAGTTTGGAAGCATTTGATTTTGCCCACCTAACATACTTTGCAGCAGCGCAGCATTGGCAAGGTCTAACATATTGGCTAGAAATTCAGAATCCAACGCATTTTGATCTAGTTTATTGAATACAGACAAATAATTCATATTAAGTTCATCAAAAGCCAACAAATCTTTATCAAGAAAGTTTATATCAAGTGCAGTTCGCATATGAGTTTGTTCTTCTTCTGCTTTCTTTGGTTGAACAAGAATAAGCATATTATTAATTTGTTCAGGAGTTAACACCAATATAACAGGTTTCATTGGATTTTGTTCTTTGGCACTGGTTGATGTTGCCTGAAATGGTTTATCTAAATGAACAGTTCCCATATCAGTAGTCACATCAATCTTGCCAGTAATGCAATCTTTTTCAATATTCTTATAATTTGCAGGACAACTTGGAAGCAGAATGATAAGACTGCGACCGATTTCATCAACTGTCATACTAAAATCAGTTCCACGAACGCCGATAGTTGCAGTGGGTGTTTCAATCTTTACGCTTTGTGGATTTTCTTTTGCGATTTGACCACTAGCATAGCGAGCAGTTCCGATAGCAACCTTTAGACCAAGTTTGCTTGCATCACTATTTTTAGGATCATATACGAAATCATCAATAACAAGTTTACTTTGTTCGGTTATTTCAACTTTAGTTTGGTCTTCAAATGTAATACCGACACGCGCCTTTGCAGTAACAACGGCGTCGTTCATTTCAACGCCGCTGTTTACTTCACTAGGTATACTGGCCTTTTCGCGTTGTATCTCAGTGGGGCCAGTTTGTTCTGTTACTGTTCCAATAGCAGCATTAGTTACCTGCGGTAACAGAAATGCTGTTGTTAGAACCAACGCTCTTAATATTGACTGTACTGTCGGTTGTGCCATTTTGAGTTACCGCCACATTGTTGCTAGCACCAGCAATGTCAACTTTGGCTTCAAAACCATTTGCACCTGCTGGTCCACTTTGTTGAACATTTACTACATTGGTATCGCCTGCTTCTTTAACATCAACTCTTGCACCCATCAAATTTGTGCTGCTGCTGCTAATAGTAGTATTGTTGGTGCTGCCAGTAACAACTGCACTAACAGTACTTTTTGATCCAGAGGTGATACTAGTGTTATTGGTATTACCAGTAACATTTGCAGTAATGGCGGTATCCGTGCAACTACTGCTAGGCGCAGCACCACAGGCAACCGTAGTATTATTGTTATCGCCAGTTACGACACTGTTTAAAACACTATTAGTTCCTTGTACATTAACAACATGAGTATTTCCGCTACCAACTTGAGAAATGCTTACTGTTTGACCATTTCCATGTAGCGTAGTTGCAGTGGTATCATTTCCAATTTCGTTATTTGACCCCTGTTGATTTAGTGTGATAGTGCTGCCACTACCAACCTGGTCGATGTAAACATTGTTAATCGTACCAGCAAAACTTTGACTTGCCAGCATTATACCCACAATACTAATTGCGGCTTTCATAAAGTTTTTCAACTGTTCACTCCTTTAAGGAGTTTTTACGACGCCTTCTTTTTAAGAGTCGCGTAACTCCACAAATTCTTTTGAACACCCTGTTTGATCATATCCACAACTGCTGCTTCTGTTGCCAGACGCACAGCATATGTGGTGGGTTCGTTGACATTTGCACCAGATTCGACTTGTAAACTCATCGTGCTCTGGTCTAAAAAAGTGACCACTGTGCCACTTCCACCTGTGCTTAAGATTGTTTTTGTGGCACCAGCAGAGATTAACACTTCACCAGTATGAACACTTATCAATCTTACAATCACAGTAACCTCGTCGGTTCTATATTGTTGATTTAGTCCTATTCCTAACATGGCAGCACCATTGCCACCACTTTGTACATTGGTATCATATCCTACAATACCACCTTCTACCATGACACCAGCAATAAGCATTGGTGATAGCGGCTTAGCATCTTTCCCTTCATATGTTTCACGTTGATTGCGAATCAGTTGACGTTCTTTAATTAGATCATCTAAACCAACACGCTCTACGACTTGAAACCACTTACCATGACCAGCATCTTGAAGTGCCTTAATTAAAAATACTTCTCCGCCCTGTGTTACAGCACTACTTAAAACACTGAACTTATCATTTTCTTTGCGTTGTCCAGTTTTATCGCCAAATCCATACATAGCAATGGTAACTGGCTGTCCATCAGGTGGTGGCATATTAGCCAATTCATTATAATAACTTTTTGTTACACGCTGTGGCATATCGCTTGCGGCAGTTGGTACTTTTGCATCATATGGCGGCGTTGTTTGACAACCTGCTAACACAAGTGCTGAAATTAATAATAACAATGCTTTATACATTAGAACTTGAAACTCCCTATTGGAACTGTGATATCTGTACGATTGCCAGTAGCATCAATTACCGTTAGGTCAATAGTTTGAGTAGTTGTATCTTTAATCCAAGATATAGTACTGCCCTCAAATTGCATAGTTCCAGTAGTTGATCCATCGCTAAACATTGCATTGCTAAGTTGTAAACTTAGCTGCGCATAGATGCGGCTTTCCAGATTGTTGAGAAACTTACTTAAATTAGTGTTGCTGGCTGCGGCAGCGGCTGCTGCGGCATCAGCTTTTTGCTGAGCGATAAGAGATTGCTTACGAGTATATTCTTCATTTTCAATAGTCAGTACATGACTAGAAAATCCATCGCCACTAAATTCAGGGTTTTTAAAGCCAAACGTCATCTCACTGGCAAATGCAGTGTGTGATACGATTGTTAAAATTGTAGCAAATATGCCTATTCTACGCATAAAAAAACCCTCATTCTATTTATAGAACAAGGGTTTGTGTTATATGCTGATAAATGGCTGGGGAAGATGGATTCGAACCACCGTTCGCGGAGTCAAAGTCCGATGTCCTACCAGTTAGACGATTCCCCAATAAACTTAGTTTTCAATTTCTTGCCCGTTTGGAGCAACTAAACCTTTAACACCAGTTCTAGCAAATTCAATTACATCGCTCTTAGGCAAGAACTTATACCAAAGATGTTCAATATCAATATATCCACCTTCGTTAACTCGTGCTTGCATATGCTCAATCATATCCTCAAGAAGTAGAATAAACTCACGAATACGATTGCCACCAAAGCTATAAACTCGCAACATATGTTGCTGATCTACGCCAGTGATACCATGCATAAACTGACTTAGCATACGCTTGGAGACAACATACTTATCGCCAACAATATCGTTCTCATAATCTTCAATCTTGAAGGTATCAGTTAGTTCATACCGACCGCTTACCTTAAAGATACGTTCACACCCGTCAAACCAATTTTCTTCAATGGCATAATAAAAGAAACTACGAACAACTGCCATCTCTGTCAAGTTCTTTACGATGTCCTGTGTTAGAATACCATTGTTAAATTTCATCAAAGAAATTGTATCATAGATATGCTTTACACTTCTATCTTCGCTGAAATCAATAAAATGATCTACGTCTGCTGTCAATTCAGCAAGTTGATCATCGTTAAGACCAGGAATACCACAATCTGTTAAACAAATAACAGCATTAGGGATATGCTTGCGCACACTCTTAATAGTTTCTAGCGTTTGTGCAAGTCGTTCTTCTGGCTTATAAACAGAGAACTTTGCATTTACTGCGCTAGTAATGAATACACCATATTTTTTATCAGTCATCTAGGTTCAACCAATCTGGACGAGCAAGAGTCCAATCTACTACTTGTTTAATACGTTCTGTAAGTTCAATCTTAGGTTCCCAACCAAGTGACTTCATAAATTCACCGCTAAGTGCATAACGAAGGTCATGACCAGGACGGCTAGAATGGAAGTCAACCATTTCATAATTCAATGGTTTATTTTGGCTAGCGGCAATAATCTGTGCTAGTTCTAGGTTATTGATTTCCTGTTTACCTACGATATTAAACTTAGGACATTTTGCTCCGCCAAATTCTGGTGGCATTACAAAATCCTTAAGTCCAAGAATAAACATTAAGGCTTCGGCAACATCCTGTGCATGGATATAATGACGAGAACCAGGAATAGTTTTAGTGCTATCGCTGTGAATAGTAATTGACTCACCATCACGTGCCTTGCGAACACACATAGGAATAAACTTTTCTGGATGCTGACGCTCTCCAAATACATTCATAGTATGCGTGACATATACTGGAAGACCATAAGTGTTTTCATAGCATACTGCCAATTCTTCACCGCCAGCCTTTGTTGCTGAATATGGATTGCCACTGTTATAGCGATCATATTCACCATAGTTTACGCCATGCGGTGCAGGACCAAATACTTCATCAGTTGAGAAGTATACAAAGCGTTCTAGATTATCACACTTGCGAGCAAACTCAAGGATATTGCAAGTTCCAACCACATTATCCAATACGAATTCCATTGGATAATCGATACTACGATCCACGTGACTGCCAGCGGCAAGGTGAAGAATAATATCAACGTGGCCAATACGAGTCTTCGTAAGGGGGTTAATTTCTGCCTTGAGATCATGAAAGATTACCTTTACACGTGCTCTGGTTTGTGGACTATGATCTTGCATCATATCATTAAGACGATTTAGATTACCGCTAAAATCCAAGCGGTCAAGACTGACAATATTCCAGTCAGTAGTTTTAAGGATATGGTCTATAACATGGTGAGCAATAAATCCTGCACCACCTGTTACCAATACGTTCTTTGACATGTAAACTCCGAGTTATTGATACTAATATATATTATTATCATACCGTCGTCAATAAAAATCAACTATAAGTTGATTTAGAATTAGCAGTTTTGATAACTTGATCAATGTTTTCAAAAATTGCAGGATCAAGTGGTTTACTTGCACCGCTATCATTATCAACCATAACAATACATACACCAACATCGCTTTTAGCATCAGGCATTACAGTAATGCCAATGTTATGTTGTCCCATGTCACGCAAGCTGCGTTTGACAAAGTTAATACGCTGACGAATTGTAAACTCATCACGGCAATCAATAAGTTCAGACATTATTATACCTCCACGATATGACGACAGTTGCGACGAAATTGGAAACCACTGCAAGTACAAGATTTATAAGCACCATCAACGGTAACAACATAAACATTGTTATTGCTGCCAGTAACTTGAAACTGACGCTTGGCAGTAGGAATAGAAACTTTTTGCTCAACGGCATCACCGTCAATCTTAACGATATGCTCACGAGCAATGATACGAACTGGAAATTGACGAGTTCCAGTTGCCAAAGCAATGGCAGGATAATCTACCCAGTTAGGAACAGAAACCTCTTCGCCTTCATAGGTAAATTGCTTGGTTTGCCCATACATGGTATTTTTTACCGTGACAATCATGCCTATCTCCATTGCTTATATTCTTAATATAACATAGATTTCAGGGTTGTCAAGCAAAAAAAACACCGCCATGAAGCGGTGTTTTTAACGGACATCTTTAGTTTTGGTCTCAGTACCGATGCCGCAGGTTCTTAATTATTTTGCCTTCTTAGGGGCTTTTGGAGCAGCAGCCTTCTTAGCACGAGGCTTCTTGACTGGTGCCGCTTCTTCTGGGGTAGCCACTGGTGCTGTTACTGCAACTTGCATATCTGCCGTTACGATAACTGGCGCAACTTCAACACGGTTTGGGTTTTGATCACTCATTGCCCATTCAGCATCACTCAACTTATGAAGTCCAACGCAATTGCCTGTTGGACTACGACCACAGCCGCAAGTTCCCTTCTTTGGTGTTTCGGTGGCAGATTCAGCAACAGGTAATACTTCGTTCTCTTTTGCCTTCACTGCCTTTTCAGCATCTGCCAAGATTTGCCTGGCGTCCGCTTCAATCTTATCCAAAGGATCAACCTCTGGTGTCTTATCTTTATGATTAATCAACTTGTAAATGACCGCAACAATTGCAGCTACTCCAAGCAATAGAATAATAGTGTTCATTGATTATCTCTCCTATAGGGATATTTAATATCTATAATATGACAATTAAATTAAAATGTCAAATTATTTGTATGATGGAGTATAATGCTTGAACGCTTCTTTCCAGAAGGTGCTATAAAGATCATTTGAAACCTGTTCTTGCATCTTCTTGAAATGCTTGCCAGCAGAAACTTCTTCAACTGACTTTGCTAGTTCGTTAGAAATAATTCCCATTGCACTAGCAGTTGCCTTGACAGCATCCTTTGTATAAGCAGTCTGCGCATCAACAAATGCGTTCATGCTCTTGGCAATAGTTTCATTCTGAACGAAAGTTTTTACCATAGTCTTCTTTGCGGTCTGGACGGTATCAATAAATTCATCTGCATCAAACATTTTAATTTCCTTTGTTGTGGCGGTTGTGCCGTTGTTTATAAAATCTAATTCATCCACTGTATATGGTTGCATAGAACGGTTCCTTTATTATCTTTGCAGTGTAGCACAAAAAATGCTGCACTGCAACATAAATTTATTTATGCTTGATCAAAAAAGATCAACGGTTTCCCAAGGCAATCCATCCTTGCCAAAGTGTCCATAGTTTGTAGTAGAACTATAGATAGGACGGAACAAATCAAACTTGTTGATAATACCAAGTGGAGTTAAATCAACATTCTCGCGAATCCACTTTGTCAAGCCACGACTATCGCCATTGCTTTCAACATAGAAACTCATCGGCTGTTCAAGACCAATAGCATATGATACCTGAACCGTCGCCCAATCTGCACGACCGCTTGCCACAATATTCTTGGCAAGATAACGCATCATGTAAGCAGCACTGCGATCAACCTTTGTGGGGTCTTTACCACTGAAAGCACCACCACCATGTGGAGCATAACCACCGTAAGTATCAACGATAATCTTACGACCAGTTAACCCAGTATCTCCATCTGGTCCACCGATAACAAAGCGTCCAGTAGGATTGATATGAAACTCTGTACGAGTATCAACCAAACGGTCAGGAAGTACAGAACGAATAAGTTTTTCTACTCGTGTGCGCACCGTGTGCATATCAGTATCTTCGCTATGCTGCGTAGAGCATACTACTTTATCAATACGAAATGGATTGCTGTCATCATTATATTCAACCGTAATCTGGCTCTTGGCATCTGGACCAAGCCAATCACGACCGCTCTTACGATGTTCAGCTAATACCTTGACAATTTCATGACTGTAATGAATAGCACTTGGCATAAAGTTTGGTGTCTCATTGGACGCATAACCAAACATCAAACCCTGATCGCCAGCACCAAATGTATCAGTGCCTAGCGCAATATCAGCACTTTGACCATGCATTAGGTTGAGGATTTCAACGGTGCGCCAATCAAATCCATTTTGCTCATATCCAATATTTTTGATAGTATTGATAACAGCAGCATCTACTAACTGTGGATCAAGTTCACCTTTATATTCACCTGCAATTACTACCTGATTAGTAGTAACAAGTGTCTCACACGCACACCGATAAGATTTATCCTGTGGTGCCATCATCAAATCTAGAATAGCATCGCTGATAGCATCTGCGACTTTATCTGGATGTCCTTCACTTACGCTTTCGCTAGTAAACAGATAACTCATTTAGTTTCCTTTTGTTAATTCTTCATGTAATTTCTTGCTAGCAAGGTTCTTTGCCTTAGCTTCTACTTGAATATCAAAGCTATCCCAGAACTCGCCAACATATTGATTGACTGCGTTATTCCACATAAAGTCACTGTGTGCACGCAGTGTGCCTTTCTTGTGACCACTTTCCATCAGCGTGGATAGGTCAGGTCTACCGTCATTAGTGAGACCCATAGATTCACGACTAACAGAGTAATGAAGAGAAGGGCGGACACCGCGCCAACTGTCTTTGACCATTTTAACACGGTCGTCAGTTGGAGATAGGTATTCTCCACTATGAATCCAGTGGTGATGAGTATCAAAAACGATAGGCAAGATATCGCCCAAAGAGAGACAAGCATCAAGTCCATATGTATATTCCTCGTTTTCTATTGTGATGAGATTTCTAGCTTCGGGCGAGAGGCGGGCGTATGTGGCTCGTATAGATGCTGGACCACCTTTGCCGCTAATATGCACATTGATTTTAAAACCGTGATCATGCCAACTAGAACCAAAACCCATCCAACGAGCCAAGTCAGCATGATATTCAAACTCAGCAATTGAATTTGAAATAACACTCTCTCTGTCACTAGCAAGGACGCAAAATTGGCCAGGATGAAAACTGACCCTAACATCGAGACGTTTAGCAGCTTCTCCAATTGCGGCCAGTCGCTTTGCGACGGTTTCACGAACGTCGTGATTAGTCCAGAAATAGCCCCAAGTTGGCTCACTGTACACAGGAAGTATATCGCTACTAAGTCGTACCATACGAAGTTCTGGCGCAAGTTTTCCAACACGCTGTACCAATCGTAATGTGGCATCTGTATTATGCTCCATAATATCCCACAGACGTTGCTCAGCAACTGCCTTGGTCTGGCGGTTTAACCAAGCTACTGTCGTGGTTTTGTTGTTGTAAAGGAGTGCATCATCCTTAGGCTTAAAGCCATCAAGTTGATCCACGGTGTCAATCCATTTGCAGCAAAAGCCGATACGTTTTTGTGTCATAATAAGAATATAACACAATTAAACGCAATGTCAAGCAAATATTTCAGGATAAAGTAAGGAAATATGAAACTCTTGGTCAGTGGTAATATACGTTTTAATATGTGAAATTATATTATTAGCCAATATCTGATGTCCATTTGCGCTAAAATGGTTCAATCTAGGGTCTTGGAAAGTAGTCCAATCTTCCCCATAAACTCTATTATAATCTGTTCGGCTGCAATTTACTAATCCACCGTTGGATAAAATCCATAAACCGTAAGTCTTATCTATAAAATCATGTTCAAAGCATGGAATGTTTACAAGTTTGATATTACGCTGTTTGCATATTTCTTGCATATCTCGTAGAATAGAACTAAAAATATACTTGCCAAAATCTTCATCTTCAAGTAACCATTCTCTGCTGCCATCTTTATTATAAAATCTAGTATGCTCAGTATGACAACAAATAATAACATCTGGATTGTTTTTTATAATTTCTAAAAATTCAAGATATATTCTATATTGTGCTTGTCCACGAAATCCTGCATGGTGAATTACGGTGAGATTGAGTTCATTGCAAACCTTTTCAATCCATGTATTTTTATAAGTGTGAGTAAAACTATCACCAATAATAGCCACCTGCATTAGAATACCGCCACATTATGTAATTGACTAAATCGTTCAGCATCTGCCCATGTGTTCACCAGCGGCTCACCTTTGATATTAAGACTAGTGTTAAGCAACATTGGGCAGCGTGTTCTGAAATACCATAATTCTAATATTTTAACTATTATACTTGGAGTTGGATGATCAATGGTTTGAACACGAGAAGTTCCGTCAACATGACAGATTGCTGGAAAATCGCCAGGCGACATACACGCATCTGCATATTGCATATAATCATGATTTACACGCATCTTACTATAAAAATATTCACTGAACCAAGGTTTTAGTATGATAGGAGCAAATGGACGAAATGGCTCACGCTTCTTGATTTGGTTTACACGATTCTTCACATCCTCGCCACGGGGATCAGCAAGCAACGAACGATTTCCTAACGCTCGTGGACCAAATTCTGCACGACCATTTGCAATACCAACAACTTGTCCTGCTTCTAACGCATCAACCACTGCACGAACATCTACCTTACGGTCAATGTTATAACCAAGAAACGCATGGTTCAGGTGCACATGCTTCTTGGTATGATAGGTAATCGCACCTAAACTTAAACCACTATCGCCAGGATTTGGTGGCACCCATATCTTATTAAATTCAGTAAATGTTTTTAATCTACTGTTTGCTACACAATTAAGTGCGCAACCACCTACCAATACAAGATTATCACTGCCAATCACTTCACGAGCATAACGGCAAATTGCTTGTAGATATTGCTCATACAATGCTTGCGCAGAAGCAGCAATATCTTCTGGCTTCCAATCTTCATCTTTTGGTTTAGTCCACCAACGCATACCACGATGTAGATTATGCTTAAACTCTACATTAGGTGGCGACCATGCTCCAAAGAACTCATTAAGCATTGCTTTAAGATGCTTTGGCTCACCATATGCTGCCATACCCATGACAATATATTCTTCTTCATTGGGCTTAAACCCAAGATAATCTGTGATAGCACTGTAAAATAATCCAATACTTTGCGGATAAACATTGTGCCAAACTCTGCTAAGTTTGTGACCACGACCACGCCATATACTAGTGCAATCTAGTTCGCCAATAGCATCAATTACCACAATAGCAGCATCAGGAAATTCACTGGTATAGTATCCCATAGCAGCATGCGCACCATGATGTGGTGTGGTCACAACTGGTATCTTGCCTAACCCATATTTTTTAAGATAATTTTTTAAACTATAATGCAGTGGGCGCTGCCCACTTACAAGATTACGAACTGCTCGTTTCCATGGCTGTTCATACCATACTATTTTATCTGGAATACCATATTGAAGCGCATCATCAATAAGTGCTTCATTAAGATGGGGATCATTTTTTACTCTGCTATACCGTTCAGCGTGACCAGCAAACAGAATATTAGACCCATCAACAAGAGCGATACTTGCATCATGATTGTTAGCATTGATACCTAATAACATCTTTCCTCAATATACAAATGGGTCGCGTTTCTTAAGTTCCTTAAGCAACTGACGACGCTTATATTTGTATATCATATCATCAAAAATATTATAAATCCATTTAAAAACACGCATTATAGAATCTTCCCCCAGCTATTTTGACCTTGGCACCTGTATATAGCACTACCATCATTCATGATAGCAATTTCGCCAGGTTCACCAACTCGTTCTGGAATACGATCTACAATGCTTATTAACAGTCCACTAAATCTAATTGGTCCATTTAATTCTATAATTCCGTTAGTGCGCAAACCAATTTGTTCTTGATTATTGCTGCCAAGAATAACATCTGTTATACGAGTGCTGCCAGCATACATTGTTTTAGGACTATGTTTTACAAGAGTAAACTCACTATCTTCATCCCATACACTCAATGCACCGCTTGCACTTTCTGTATTAATGCCAATCTTGCTGTCAGTAACAACAAGTGTATCATGAATAATAGCTTGACCACTTACTACTAGTTCCGTAAGGTTTCCTAATTTACGAAGATTACTATTGATAATATTTGAACCAAGAGTATCATTGGTAAAAATTACCTTGTCACCAGAAACAATGTTACGATTACTAATATCAATATCGCTTGTATTATTTTGAGCAATATTCTTTAAGCTGACATCATTTGCGATGCTTGCAACATATTGATTTAGAGAGGCACTATCTTCAACATTGCCATTAATTTTAAGTGAACCATCAACAGTTACATTATTAAGGAAACTGCTGTTATCAATTAATAGATTATCTGCGGATATATTGTTTGTAGTGATAATGCCTTCATCGGTAATTTGAAGTTGAATCTTAGAAGCAGTATCACTTATGCCAGTGCTTGCAAAATTATTATGAATACCATTGTTAATCCAAGCGGCATTAAATTCATGCCCATCCATTCTTATGCTGCTGAATGGAATACTGCTCGGAGGAAAATCATAACTACCAGCGACACGATGAACTTCACTTTGTACACTGGTTAGAATAATCCGATTCATTTCTGGTTCTTGAAGAATCTCAGTTACTTTTTTAGAACCAACATCCAATAATTGATCACGCAAAATGCCATGTACCAATTGAGTAACTTCATCACTCAAATCACGCTTGTTAAGAAGATCATTATACACTCTTCCCGTCAGATTCATTACAACATTATTAATTTGCTTTTGTAATGTGTCAGCAATAATTTGATTAAGGTCAGCACTTTGTAAGTAATTTTCTACTGCACCACGCAGGCTGGCAGCGATGGCATCTTCTATATTGATATCGACCAAGACGAATCCTTAAAATTGAACTGTGATAATATGCTCGTAATTTCTTTTGAAAAAACCACGATATAACAAGTTCTTTTGGATTACATAATCAGTTCCACCTAAGTCGGCACTATATTTTGCAAGTTGCTTGAAATACATAGTGCGGCGAGATGCTGGACCGATAACTGTTAAGTCATGGTTGTTTTCTATAAAGTATATATGACTTAGCCAGTTCTGCCGATTATTTTTGTCAACTTGACTTTGTTCAACCACGATAGTATCGCCATATACGCCACTGTCAACATGATTGCGCTTATGCGGCGCATTGTTTTTATAATCTTGTAAACTGGTGATAAGATAACCTTGAGTGACTTCTTTGATTTCAGCTAACAAATCACGCTGATTATTTTCGGTATCAGCATAGGTAAAGTATTCGTCAAGTGCTATTGTAACATCAAAAGAAGATTGTAATTGTGAAATGCTATCAACAAAATCACTGCTGCTTTGATAAGCATATTTCAAACCTTGCTCGCCAATAACGGTGCAAGTATATTCTTTTTCCAAAAGTAAAACTATTGGATTAAAATGAGTAAAAAGAATTGTTTTTGGTTGAACACGCAATCCAGAAAATAATTTTTGGATGATGTCATGTTTGGCTTGCGCCTGTTCTAACCAACGAGTGGGGTCAGCCACAGGTTGTAATTTTAACCAATAATCACCAGAAATCATTGAAATCCCACCTTTACCTTATGTAATATTTAGGTAAAAGTGGGCTTTTTTTACTTGATTAGAATACCTAACTCTTTTAAATCTTCATAAAGAGTATGATCGTTAGGAATGGTCTCAGTTTTTCCTTCCTTGACATTTTTGACAATCTTCTCAATGTCAACGGCAGGTAAGTCTGTGCAACGCTTAAATGCAGCACGAACCTTTGCCCACTCTGGCTTGTTTTTATATCCCATGATTAACATTGTCATATACTCTTTCTGTTCTATTTTCTTAATATACTATATAGTCCACATTTTGTCAATAGTTTTTTAACGGGTGGGTTGCTATCCCCACGATGGTTTTGGGTTGGTCAATAATTTCGGAGGCCCATTACCCTAACAGGTCTCTCACCTGTTCGGCACCGTTGATATTGGTATGCATCCCGCACTTCGGTTTCTAGTTATACTCGCTCCACCCCTTCCGCACAGCCGTGCCACCGTTAAAAATCTATTGTAAGATATTTAATATTGTGTGTCAAGCATATTCTTCATCATCGTCATCATAATCATATAATTTTTCATCTTCATCCATATCATCTGCATTGCCATTATCATACCAACGATAATACATTTCAATTGGCGTAAGAATACGAAAATCACCTTTTCCAATCATAGCGATGGAAAGCATAGTCATATCTTCTTCTTTCATAATATCCGTGATATAAAAACTACTGCCACAACCACCACCTATGCGTTTGATAGGCGTATGTTTGATGTCAAGAGATTGCAATACTTCGGTAAGTGATGCACCAAATTTGGTAATAATACGAGTAATGCCACGCTCTGCGTTGCGTAATCTTATTTCATCTGCTTTGGTGAGAACAGTAAGTTTTGCACAATTATCTGTATCAATTGTGACAAGGCAATCTTTGAATTTGATTGCACCTTTGGTTTTTACATTGGTTGGAGTTTCTTTGGTGGTCCAAGGCAAGTTGGCTTCAACATGGTCAACATAATATGTTTTGCCTTTGGCCATAATAATCCACATTGGGATTGATGGGTCTTCTAAGTGCTTCTTGTTAAAATGAAACACTGCTTCTTTACATGCTAATTCTACCTATGACATATTTGCTTTTTCCTTTTCGCTTTCTTCTTTTAGAACTTGTGTAATTTCTTTTACTGCATCAATGTTAAATTTCTTTAGTTCATCAATAAGATCGTTATCAATTTCTACATTAATGCCTTCAATTTTCATTTTTAATTTATCAGTCATTTGCTTTCGCCTGTCTTATAAGTTTTAGGTGTTCTCGTTTTAGTTCTCGTTCTTTAAAATTCTGTGCCTCACAGCAACCACAGCGTAAAGTTAGATATTTCTTTCCTCTTAAATTTACGCTGCCTACATTTCGTGCGGTTGATTTCATCTTGTATTTACTTGTATTTGGTGCGTCCTATGGGATTTGAACCCATATTGTCGGTGTTTTAGAGACACCCGCTTTAACCGTTAAGCTAAGGTCGCAATTATGTCCATAGTCCTTTACGAATTTCAATTACTTTTGTCAACATGGCAGTATCTTCTGCTTCATATGCTGCTTCAATTTCAAACGATTTATCTAGTGCCGCACGACCACGCGCTCGTTCTTCTGGGGTTTCTTGGTCACGACTTTCAAAGATATGATCTGCGCCATACTTTTCTTCCATGTCCCTACAATACTGAGTCCAATCACTTGCATCATGCACATCAGGACGATTTGGGCGATCAAACTTCCACCAGATATAAAGTTTCATTACATCAATGGCTCGCTGTGCTTGCTCAGTAAGTTGACCAAACTTTGGATCGCTTGGTTCCATGCCCCATGATTCATCGTAAAACAATCCCATTTCCCATTTTAGAGATTGCAAAGCAAGTTCAGGGCAACGACCATTCTTCCACACAGCAGTCTTGCTTGCCTCAGTGTTTAACCAACGGCTCTTCCATGCAACTTCTTTTTCAACATAGTCAACAATGCCTTGCATGATACCATGAAGAATACGCTCATCTAAATCATGATATTCGCCAACGGGCAAACCTGTTGGAAGAACATGAGTTTGACGCCAAAAACGATTGCGTAGATAATAACGAGCATTATCAATATGTCCAACAGTATTGCGATCAATCTTATCTATAATACGAGGAAAGGTTTCGGTTACCCAATAGCCAATAGGATGTGCAGCTTTAGTTTCACGCTTCCACTTTGACCAAGCGCCCCATTCAAGAGCCACTGGCTTTTCAATCTTAAACTTCTTACGAAGCCAGTAGAATAATTTTGTTTCGGACCAATAGCGTGTCATAACTTTGCCTTTAAAAATGGTGCCTGGTGAGGGACTCGAACCCCCGTTGTTGTATTCCGCCTTACAAAAGCGGTGCTGTCGCCACTGAGCCAACCAGGCATTAACTTATTCTTTTGGAACGGTATGCTTTATGCCATCCCAACTACTATTTAATTTAGCAGATTCTGTAGAAAAGTCAATAACTA